CAGAGTCCGCAGACCCAAGCGATGTTTCAGATGACGATATTTACTTTGTCTATTTTGGTGACATTATGGAGTTGGCATGTAAATCATTTGCTCCCGATGCCCAAATCGACCCTGATAACCCAGTCAAGCATATGAAGTTTATCACTGGTCCTCTGCAGTATCAAGATCCGAGACATGCGTGGACCAAGGATAACGATGAGGCACCTAAAATCATCTCGATGAACTTGGCTGATGTGCCCATTTCATATACAATGTTTATGAAGTTTTGGAATGATACCGTCGTCAACGCAGAGCGCAATTCTTACCCTGTCAGGCAGTTTTTGAAGGACGTTATTGCGAGGCTTGTGTCGCCCGCGATCAATGCCGGCTGTTTTCCACAAGCCCCTCGCCAAGAGGTGGTTATTTCTACTGCCATGTTCACGGTTGCCACTCCCGGTGCTGCCCCTACCGATTTGATCGGAGAGATGCCGGGTCAGCGTCCCGGTATTGGAGAGATTGCCGACTACATTTCGTCACAAGGTGCGATTGCCGGTGAAGACCTGTCTGGTTTTACCTATATTTTCCTGTATATGAACACGGCATATGTCGGCACAGGCGCGCAAGGGCTAGATGAGGCACGCGGTATCTACCACTACAGAATCGGTGAAGATAGAGGGCTTGTTAAGAAGATTGATTTTAAAAAGAACGATGTGCAAGGAATGAAGGAGGCTCGGCAAGACGAGTCAGGGGCTATATCTCAGATTCGAGAGATGTACAATGCTGATGTTACGATGCTGGGCAACAACATCTACATTCCCGGCATGACCGTGTTCCTACACCCGCCCCCCGGCTTAGGTCATCCATCAGTTTGTGGTAGTGATGCAAACATGCTTGGTTTGGGTGGCTATTATAATGTTATTAAAGTTCGCTCGAAGATACGCAGAGGCGGTCAGTACGACACAACACTAGAATGTATTTTTGCAGCCGCGACAAGCGAGAACTGTGCCGAGAAGAGCGATTGCGCTCCAGATTGTGAAACAGTCGCCGCCGCCAACGCGACTGTGCCGGATGATCCGTGGGAAGACATGACGCTCAGTGATGTGTGGGATGCCATGTGGGGTGATGACGATTTCCGTCGTGGCGAAGCTGGTGTTGATGTGGACTCGGAAGATCCCTGTGGCGGCAAGGAGAGCACTAACGAATTCGCCGACTGGTTCAGTTGGTAAGGAGTATAAGATATGGCTGATTATTCTGACGAAGATTTCAAAAAAGGACAAGAGCAAAAGAGGCTTATTCAAGAGAAACTGCGCGCCAATAATAACTCCGTTGAGTTTGTAGTCGAACCACCCGGCGCATTAGAGCCGGTTGATGATCGCCGTCGCCGAGGTATGCAAAGAATAGCTTTCCGCTCTAAGCGTCACCCTAATGTTGATTCTTTCGTGAGGATCCCCATGATGCACAAGGATGCAATGTGGTCTGGCGCAACACCAGACGATTTTACGAAAGCTACGTTTATAAACCGCATGGACTGGGAGCTTAATGCCCCTAGGTTCTTGGTACAGCCAGCGCCGGCTGGTCAGACCAAGCTTGAAGGCGAGTTTATATCACCTTTGGGTATGATTGACTTTTGGTACGACAAGGCGATGTACGGAAAGGTCAATCTTAATCAAACTCCCATCTATCTGTCAGAAGCGTTCCTTATGTCATGTTCTGACGCTGACGACAGCATGCTTGCACCAAGTTTTGTAGCACAAGCATGGCGTCATTTTGAGAAAGACTGGTCTAGGTTTTGGACTCGCCACACCACATCAGGCAACACCCAAAAGGCATTGCTGGTTGATGCTGGTGTGTTCCGTCCCGATCAGCAGGGCAATATCCCACTCAAAAAAGCTTGGGTCAGCGTGCATCCATTATACAATGAGCACATGGCAGAGATGTTCCAGAAGTTTCAACAGTGGCTCTTCATCGAACATCGAAACAGAAAGATATTAAACTTCAAGCAGTTTGTACAGTCTCTGTTATACTGGGTTGACACGCACGCACCTGATTGTTTTCTGACTCGCAGTGCCTTCATTCTCAGCAGGAAATGCCCCCGCGCCGTTAGTGGATTTCAGCTTGAGTTGACTGACGAGGATCCCAATGATGACGTGCTTAAGAAACAGACATGGTTGAATGATCCTAACTTTGAAATTTGGGTTGCTAAGCTGAGACAATATGGGTTCTCTGTGGACTTTAATATTCCATGGCGTGTTGTTGCTGATGTGAACTCCACACCGATGCGCAACTACATTCGTGACTATGCCGTCGAAGGTCGCGACCCATTTGGGGTCCACAAAAAGATTCCGACATTGCGCGCTAAGGCTAAAGAAATGAGGGACATAGGTACAGAGCGAGCCCTTGAGTTGGCTGAGAAGTATGACAGGGCAGCGATGAGCGCGCAGACAAAGAACCTTGACGTGATGTTTAAGACGTGCTACTATAGGGCTGACCTAACGGATTTGCAGATGCTCATGAGCTACATCCTATCATGGTGGAACGATTTCTCAAACGCTTTCCCGATTCAGCGTGTGACCACCTATGCAATGAACGAAAAGGGACCAGCCAACCAGACGCTTACCATTGAATACGTGCGTGAAAAAATTGTTTACGATGCCAATGCCAATCCAAGCGTGAAGAACTTGAGAGATCCGTATTCTATTCTTGCCGGCAAGTCCATCTACCGTGCATCCGGTCAACGCACTGAACAGGTCACGACTGCAGGCATGTCACCGTGGGATGTGTGGGTAACAACGTTTGGCTCCGCATTCCCAGCACAGTTTTATTTATTCGTGCGCGCACGCGAGGCTGGCATCGGTTGGAGCCAGAAACGATTCGACAAATATGTAAAAATCTTGAGAGAGTTGCAGAAATCTCTTGACGGCAAGGCAGCAATGGATTATATTAACAGCAAAACAAGACGACTGCCGACCCCCGGTGGTAATCCGATGCCGAGAACAGTTGAGCACTATTCAAAGGCGTATAATATCTACGAAGACCGCGAAAGACACCGTGCCGGAAGAGGCATGTTCATGTTAAACATCACATAATCAAGGACGGCACATGCTGTTTCAAACATTGGACGACAAGCGAGACTGCGTTGGTGTATATCTCGATGGAGAACTATTGTATGATGGCTTGCCATCGACGTTGACACAGACATGGGATTACAGCACATTCCTACGCGAGACTCCTGTTGAATTTGCCAAGATATACTGCGGCGGCAAGTCGTTGGATGAGGTATGCCCACCACACCTGTCTATTCAATGGGAGACTGTGAGAGACAAGTTGCGCGCATACTACCGTTCATTTCAGTTTGCCAAGGTGCCTCTTTCTGAGAACTGCTTCTTCGACTTGGTGCCAGAGCGCTTTTTGTTAGACTATTGTGAGGTGCGCAACCGCATCACTCAGCATGTGTTTGAGACTCATGAACGCCCCGCGAACTATAACTTTATAAGAAGCTTGGTCGAGGCATTAGATGACATCAGATATCAGAAACTGAACGTATCTATGGATGGGATTCGTGACGTGTATCACAAGACCGCAACACGTAAGTTCCTCAAGAAGATTCAGAAGTACACACCCTATTGCAAGTATAACGTGTGGGGCACCAAGACAGGACGCCTAACTAACTCACCGGGCACGTTCCCTATCCTCACACTGGACAAGCAATACCGTTCTATTTTGAAGCCCAACAATGACTGGTTCCTTGAGCTAGATTACAACGCGGCAGAGTTACGAGTTGCCATGTCGCTCGCTGGAAACAAGCAACCAACAGAAGACATTCACCAGTGGAACATAGATAATATCTTCGGCTCCATGGACCGCCAACAAGCCAAGCGCAGAATCTTTGCGTGGCTGTACGGCAGTAAAAACGTCTCAGGCTCACTAGGTACTAATGATGAGGCTGTGGAAAAACTACTGGAAAAGACGTACGGAAGAGAGAGAATTATTGGCTCGCATTGGACCGGCACACATGTCAACACACGATTCGGTCGATGTATTCATAGTGATCACCACCATGCTCTCTCTTATATTATTCAAAGTAGCTGTGTGGACGTTGTGCTTAGGCGGCTCATCGAAATCAATGAACGCCTTAAAGAGAATAGAACAACAATCGCATTTACCCTACACGATTCCATTATCCTCGACCTCGCCGATGAAGACCGAAGACTGATTCCAGAACTTATTAACCTTTTTGGCCACAACGAACTAGGTGACTTCAAAGTTAACGTCCAAGTGGGGAGAGACTTTGGCAATATGAAGGCGTTGAACCTGTGAAACTAAATGCCCTTCAAAATGTCGTTGTTGCAAATTTTTTTCGCCGCCATAATTTTCAGATTTGCGGTTTTGCTAACTATTTATAGCACAGAGGCTATTTCATGAATTACGACGAATATGGCTGGCGCAAGTTTTTAACAGAAGCCAGAAATCCGGCTAAAAAGCCAAAAATGTATACAGAGAGCAAATTGCTCCGAGAACTCACCGAAGACGAATTTGAGATCATTCAAGACGCTATCGATTCTATGGAACCGGAGGATATGGCATTCAATGAGTTGTTTGAGGGCAAAACGCGCCTCGTCATCGATTTCAAAGCATTTGACGAAACAAGCGATTTGGGCAAGTTTGCGAAAACTCTCCAAGACCAAGGATACGCAGTAGATTGGGAAAAGGGCTTGGTTTCTGCCGAAAGAGAGGTTTCAACGAAGTCTGCCACAGACGATATCATGGCTGCAATCACTGGCGCACGCCCCGAGAAGAAAAAGAAGAAGATTCAGATGAAAATCGGCAAGCTCTTCGGGAAAATCGCAAATGTCGCACAGAGGCAGAATGAGCTACTTGCCATTATTCAGAAAAAGGCAGATCGCACTCTCCGTCACCCCGGCAACGTTACTGGCAACGAGGCTGCAGATGCCTTGAACGCAGAACAGTTGGAGAATTGGGAGCGGCTGTCTAAGCAGATGTCGCTGTATATTCCCAATCCCGGTCTATTGCAATCGGGGCACACTTACGAGGTTGCTCAGAAGATGGCAAACTTTTGGAAGGATAATGCCGAATATATTAAGAAGAACATGGACAAGCTGTACAGCAACAGATACAGTATTATAATTACACGCGATCCCGTAGACATTCTCCGCATGTCAGATTTCCAGCGAATTACATCATGCCATTCGCCACCATCGCGAGAGCAGTCCACAGATGGCTATTTCAAGTGTGCAGTCGCAGAAGCCCATGGACACGGCGCTGTCGCCTATGTGGTGAATACAGAAGACTTGCTGCATGCTACAAATACTAGCAACATAGACAGTGCAGAGCAAGAGATTCAGGAGGGCGAGATTTTTGCTGATGACATGCGTGGTAGCTACGTTGGGCTTAGCACTGATTTGGTGCCGCTTTCTCGCGTCCGTCTGCGCCAAGTGCGTGTTAACTCGGGTGATCCCCCTAACATGGTCGATCTCCAATTGGCTGTACCAGAAACTCGCGTGTATGGCTCCAAGATCCCCGGCTTTCAGAAGAGAGTTGCTGAGTGGGCGAAAGAAAGCCAAGCATCTGTCATTTCCAAGGTCGGACCAGACGATAACTGGATCAAGTATGGTGGATCTTACGAGGATAATAATATTAAGGGACTAATCCAAGATCTGACAGGCATCGAGCTTGAAAGAGTAGGAAAGAATACAGAAACAGAAGACACGCTGCCAGAAATGGAGTTTCTTGAGAGCACCATGGCAGCGGAACAAGAGCGATGCAACGAGCTTGCCGACGACTGGACCTATCGCTATCAAGCCTGCGAAATCAAAGGCGAGGTTACATACGACGGCGGTGAAGGTTATTACGTTGAGATAGATGCCAAGATACACATTAGGTGGGAAGCTGACGAATGGAATTCGCTTCCAGATAGTCGCCGCATTGTCGAGTATTGGGCTGATGAGTTGCGCGATATGGAATGGGGCTTCATGGATGACGGTTCATGGGGCACACGCCTGCACCGCGATGGCGACGGCATCATTCTGACTATACAGATTGATAATGAGTATATCACCGACGACAGCGGCTATGCCTTCAACGCTGATAATTTTGAAGATGCCTGTATCAAGGTCAATGAGATTGACGACATGTACGATGGCATTAAGGGCGAGCTAACTCGCATGGCAAAGCGCGACGGATACATGGATGGCGGCGCACTCAACACGTTTGGTCGAGAAGTAGACGACGGCGAGTTTAGCGCATATGAGTGGGACGTTAGAACCGAAGAAGCAGACTATCAGGAATACTATAGCGTCGAAGCTACAGCATACGCATATCCAGATTATCCCGATAACATGTCGCCCGAAGATGTTAAGACGATTCTAATGAGTAGAGAGTTTAGCGTTCCGTTGCGTCAGGCGCTGACTCAGCATGCATGGAACGAAGAGGGTACACCGGGTGACGACAGGCATTATCCAAACATGATTACAAGGGTGTCAGAACTTCGCACGACCGGTGGATCACCCATGATCAGGCTGTACATGGAGCTTCAGGTCACCGACAACAGCAGCGAAGAGCAAGTCGAGGCTATGAAGATCACGATTGAACATAACGATGATGAAGACGAGTTGGCAGCAAGGGTGCAAGCGGTATTCAATCAGGTGGTGGGCGAACATGTCCAGACCACTGACGACAGGACGGAAGAGCCGCCGAAAGAGGTTACTAACGAGTCCATCGTTCGTAGCTGGAAAAACTTTTTATACAGTTGAGGTGAACAGTGAACATTGTAGGCTTAGGCGCTGCGGGCTGTAACATCGCAGAGGAATTCGCTCAGTACCCACAGTATAACATTTATAAACTTGACGTGGGACTGCCGAAGGAAAAAGGAAATTTTGCATTGCCACAAGTTGGCAACATTGAGGAATATGAAACGATTCCTATTAACTTTCGCTCGTTCTTTCGGTATCTGCGCAAGGGCTCAGAAGTGCTGTTCATCGTCTGTGGTGCTGGTCGGGTGTCGGCAGCGTCACTGCGAGTATTGGAGAAGCTGCAGAAGTGCAAAGTCAGCATTCTCTATGTCATGCCAGATCGCACTTTGCTCAATAACGAGTCTCGCCTTCATGAGCGTGTGGTGAGAAATGTTCTGCAGCAGTATGCAAGAAGTGGAGTGTTTGAGCGGCTTTACATGATCGACAACAAAGAAGTTGAAAAAATCCTTGTAAATGTTCCAGTCATCGGGTATTATAAGCGACTGAATGAATTGATTGCTGGGACAGTACACATGACCAACGTTTTTCTGAACACCAAGACGGTCTACAACACGCCGTCCACGTCGCTGGCAACAGCACGGGTTTCAACGTTCGGTCTGGTCGATATCGAGAAAAATGAAGAAAAGTTGTTTTTCCCTCTTGACACCATTAATGAAAGATGCTATATTTATGCTATCAACAAAGAACAACTGGAAACAGACGGAAATCTTTTCACGACTTTGCGCGAGCGTAGCGCGAATATGGTAGGGGATGAAACAATCGTATCGGTTCGGATTCACTCTACTGACTATAACGACAACTATGGCTATCTAATAGCCAACTCATCAGAAGTACAAGAACAGGAGGTATAATGCTGATGAAAGCCTACAACGGCACATTCACAAAGAAGAATGGTGAGGCGCGAACCATGCGTTTCATTCGTATTACAGATATTCCCGACAAGTTTATCACTACTCAAATCAAGGGCACTGGGCGCAAGCCAACCCTTGCCGAAGGTATGGAACTTGTTTGGGACTTGGACACGAACGCATTCCGCATGTTTAATTGGAAAACTGTGGAGGGCAACGTGACCGAAATCGAGGTTGATAGCCCCTTTGAAAATAGTTGAGAAAAGGCTTGACTTATGATTCAGAATAGGCTATACTAAGCAAAGCAAAGTGAGAGATTTGTCACTTTGACTATAACAACAAGAGGTAAAAAACATGGCAATTGACCTGTCAAAGATGAGAGCGAAGCTAGACGCTCTCCAAAACAAAGATTCTGGCGACAACAAGTTCTGGCGTCCCAGCGACGGTGAGCAAGCGATTCGTATTGTGCCCACCGAAGATGGCGACCCCTTCCGCGAGTTCCACTTCCACTATAACGTGGGACAAAACCGTGGTTTCCTTTGTCCTAAGCGCAACTTCGGCGATGACTGCCCGGTTTGCGAGTTTGCATCCCAACTCTGGAAGGAGGGTGCTGCAAACGATGACAACGAAGCTAAGAAGATGGCAAAGGGGCTTTTCGCCCGCCAACGCTTCTTTAGCCCTGTTCTTGTCCGAGGCGAAGAAGACCAAGGTGTTCGCGCTTGGGGCTATGGCAAGATGGCTTACGAGTCCTTGCTGGGGCTGGTCCTTAACCCTGAGTACGGTGACATCACTGATCCAGAGACTGGTACCGACTTGGTTCTTACATATGGCAAGCCTTCGGGTGCGTCTTTCCCCCAGACGAAGCTGACCCCTCGTCGCCGTTCCTCGCCGCTTTGTGATGAAGCTGTGGGTGGTGATGAGCGCTGTGCAGAGCTTCTAGATAATATCCCCGACTTCGACGGCTTGTTTGAGCGTAAGACTACCGGTGAGGTGTCCGCTATGCTTGATGAGTATTTGTCTGGGGATCAAAGTGCCGAGACTTCTTCTAATGAAACTGAGAAGTACACCGCGACGACCACCACGACTGATCCGGTTGACGCCGCCTTTGATGAACTGATGGGGGCATAGTGCCCGCCCACAGGGAGGCACAGGGTCATCAGGTGCCTCACTTTCCCAAGGAGACAACATGAGATTCGCTCTCACTGTCCTTGCAGCTAGCCTTCTTGTGGCTTGCGGCGATAAGGACGAAGACACTGGCAGTGAAGACACTGCCGCTGACTCTGTTGATACAGCAGCAGAGTAAACCAAACCGATGGCAGACCGGTTAAAGTCTGCCACTTTTTATAGGAGGAACTAAGATGAGTTGCAATAAACTAGACCAGTTGATCACCTTGCTTGAAGAAGTAAAGGTTGATTTTCATAAGTTTTATGAGAAAGGCAATAACGCCGCTGGAACTCGCGTCCGAAAGGCTATGCAGGAAGTAAAGGCTGCAGCCCAAGAGATTCGTGTTGACGTTCAGAATACTAAAAACTCGTAAATTATGAAAACTCCACTACGTTACCCCGGCGGTAAGTCACGCGCTGTTAAGCACATACTCCCATACATACCGGAAGATGTGCCACGATTGTGCTCGCCATTCTTTGGCGGTGGCTCTGTGGAATTAGCAGTAGCATCAAGGGGCACCAAAGTCATTGGATATGACAAGCTGGTGCCCCTTGTATGGTTTTGGCAAGCACTCTGTGGTGACAATGACAAGCTGGCTGATGAGGTCGCTGGCTTGCGCACGGAGTATGAGATTGAAGAGAAGGGCATTACTAAACTTGTAGAGGGATGCTCCAAACAAGATTTTATTAACTTTCGGGAACAGCTACGAGATCCATCGTTCATGTTCTCGTACGATAAGGCTGCAAAGTTTTATGCAATCAATAGGTCTAGCTTCTCAGGAGCTACCTTTTCCGGTGGCTGGTCCAAGCGAGCATCATACGCTCGATTCACTCAATCATCCATCGACCGATTGCGTAAGTTTAACGCCGAGAATTTCAGGGTAGACTATGCAGACTTCCAGACGAGCCTCCCATGGCACCCTAGAGCCTTCCTGTACCTTGACCCGCCCTACATGCTGCCAGAAGACGCAGCGATGCTCTACGGGCAAGCAGGGGGCTTACACGCCGGTTTCGACCATATGGCGCTTTATAACTTGATTTCCGACAGATCCGATTGGGTCATGTCATATAATGATTGTCCAGAGGTGCGTGACCTCTATTCTAACCGCAAGATCGTCACTGCTGAATGGGCGTACGGCATGAAGAATGTCGAGTGGGTCGATGGCAAATGCGTCGGCAAAAAAACGATGGGATCCTCATCTGAAATACTAATTATAGGGTAAAGAAATGAAACCAGTATTGCATAAGTTTCGCGACAATATGAGAGAGTCAAAGAACACTCTTGGTGCTGATATTAACGAAATTTTATTTGGATTTATCGCAGCAGGAAATAGCTGGGACCGCTTCGTAAATGGTGAAGAGGCAGAGCAAGCATTATTGCAACGCCAAGCACAGGTGACTCCCGAAGAGTTTCAAGCCCAACAGGGTCGTGCGCTAGCTATGTTCGATGAGACTATGAATTGGGCTGACGAGAATGGCTGGGAAGGCAATATTATTAATGTCTGGTGGACAGCGCGCCCCGGCGTTCTGAGTCAAGCAGTCGGGACAGAAGCCTCTGCTGGTAATCCAACCGACATCCTGTTACAGTTTTCTGGCGGTGAGTTTCTTGGTATCAGCGCAAAGAGCACAAAATCATCAGGAGACATTGGATTTAAGAATCCCGGCGTTCGACCAGTGGGGGTGTCGCTTGGCATTGATTTGCTTGCAGCATTGAACGATATGGACAAGATTGCTATTGAGAGCATGGGTCTGCCTCGGTCTGCCAAGGAGAGAAAAAAGTTTTTACGTGCTGTTGGCAACGAAGAGTTGAAAGCTGCAGCCGAAAAGATTGGTGCAACAATGCTTAACACGTTGCGCGGCGTATTGCTGGAGCATATATCTAATATGTCACAAGAGGACATTCGCCAGCATATTTTAGATGTATGGATGGACGCGAAGGATAACTATCCATATTATATTAAGGTGACCGGTCGCGGCGGTGGAAAGAAAGGCTTTAGCGCATCTATTTCAGACCCGGTTAAGAATGAAAAATATAAAGCTTTAATGTCAGACGAGATTACACTGCAACCTGTAGGCAATGACTCGATTGGTGTTATGGCTGGCGGCAAGCGAGTGATGAAGATGAGGTTCAAGTTTGAGTCACAGAAGCTCGCTTCGTCCCTAAAGATGAGCGGAGATCCTTGGTAGATCTTTTTAAAAAAATCGCTCGACAAACGAAATAATCTATGGTACTATAGTATCACTACTCAGGAGAATAAATTGAGAATGGCACGATCTAAGAAATCAAATGGGGCTGGCAAGCTCTCTATCACACAAATGCGCGATCTGATCAACAAGAAGGCTGGTCACAACGTGGCTCATGATCTTAAGGAAGAGAATCCAACGGAGGTAAAGGACTGGATCCCTACCGGCTCTCGCTGGCTTGATTCTATTATTTGTCGTGGGCAACTAGCAGGAATCCCAGTCGGCAAGGTGGTTGAGATTGCTGGGCTTGAGGCTACGGGCAAATCTTACATGGCTGCGCAGGTAGCGGCGAATGCACAGAAGATGGGCATCGACGTTATTTACTTTGACTCTGAGTCTGCGATTGACCCGACGTTCCTTGAGCGCGCTGGGTGCGATCTTAATAACCTTTTGTATGTTCAGGCAACTTCTGTTGAGTTTGTGCTGGAGACTATTGAAGAGCTTCTAGGCTCTAATGATAATCGCATGTTGTTTGTGTGGGATTCGCTTGCGCTAACTCCGTCTGTATCAGACGTTGAGGGAGACTTCAACCCACTTTCATCTATGGCAGTTAAGGCACGTATTCTTGCGAAGGGTATGTCTAAACTAACTGTGCCGATTGCCAATTCGCAGAGCACGTTCCTTGTTCTTAATCAGCTTAAGACCAACATCACGCGCTCGCCGTCAGAAGCCCTGACAACCCCTTACATGACTCCCGGTGGAAAGGCTATGATTTACGCATATTCTTTGCGCATCTGGCTGACCGGTCGTAAGGCGAAAGCGAGTTATATCACAGATGATAAAGGGTTCCGTATTGGCTCCGAGGTCAAGGTAAAGCTTGAAAAGTCACGCTTTGGCACACAGGGGCGACAGTGCAACTTTAAGATTCTGTGGGGTGACGCTATCGGTGTGCAGGACGAGGAAAGCTGGTTTGATGCAATCCACAGTTCGCCTCGTCTTGCACGCGCTGGCGCTTGGTTCTCCCTGCTCGACAGCAAGGGCGAGGCAGTTGGTCCTAAGTTCCAAGCCTCAAAGTGGGTTGAGCGCCTGCAAGATCCTGAGTTCCGCAAGACGGTCATGGAGATCATGGACGATGAGGTTATCATGAAGTTCGACCAACGTATTGGCGAAGCCTCAGATTTTTATGAAGAAAATGAAGAAAAGGATGAATAAAATGTAGTCTCATACGTCTAACATAGTGAACAAACAAGGAAGGAGGTATAAACATGAAATTCCTTATCACGTTCCTCGCGGCTGCTGCATTGGCAGCGCCGCAAATTGCTGATGCGCACAACCGGCATCGTCCAAACACCCGTGCTGCTGTCACCGTAGGTACTCCTACTGTGTCTGTTACTTGGGTGTGGGTTCCTGCCACCCGTGTTCACCGTGCCCACTGGTCACATCCTGTCTATGGACGCGATTTTGGTCCTAACCGACCAGCAGCCCGACCAAACTCAAACGCTGTTTGGGTTCCCGGTCACTGGGTTCGTCGCAGCCATCGTCGGGTATGGGTACCCGGTCACTGGGAACGCCGCCCAGCAAACCCTCGTCAGCACCGTCCACGTCGTCGGTAATGACATTAACCTTGCCTTCGGGGAGTTTATCTCCCCGAGGGTTTCTTTGTTCGTATGGGACTGTGGTGGAATTGGTAGACACAAGAGACTTAAAATCTCTCGACCATAGGTCATGCGGGTTCGATTCCCGCCAGTCCTACCATTTTTTATTTTTAACGCTTGCATTATGAATCAGCATATGGTATTGTACACACACTTAACAGGAGTCACACTATGAGAAACTACGGCTACGCATGCATCAACAAAACATTCTCAGACCGCCCCAAGTCGCAACGCATTACCACTAATCGCACGATGATCAAGCGCACATTCCAAGAGCGCGGCATTGAGTATGCTTCCGAGCTAGCTTTGCAAAACATGCGTGACTTGCGCAAGATTCTGGAATGGAATCTTGAGAATGACATTTATTTTTATCGCCTGTCATCGGACATGATTCCGTGGGCTAGCGAGTACAACCTTGAGGACATGCCTAACTACGGCGCTCTACATGCTGCAGCCCTCTCAGCCGGCAACTTTGCTCGCGAACACGGCATGCGGCTCACATCTCACCCCGGTCCATTCAACAAACTTGCTTCGCCCAAGGAGCGGGTCTTTCAGCTTACGGCTACTGACTTGACTGTGCATGCTGACATGTTCGACCTTCTCGGTTTGCCTCGCACTCCGTATGCCAAGCTCAACATTCACGTCGGTGCCGCCTACGGCGACAAGCCATTCGCCCTCGACAACTTCTGTCGCAACTTTGAACGCTTGCCAGAGTCTGTGCGCTCACGCCTTACGGTCGAGAACGACGACAAGCCATCGCTCTATTCCACACAGGAGTTATACGACGGCGTATACAAGCGCATCGGCATCCCTATTGTGTTCGACTACCACCATCACATGCTTCACCCCGGTGGACAGACCGAACAGGAAGCACTAGAGCTAGCCCTATCTACATGGGGCGATATCAAGCCTGTGGTCCACTATGCCGAGTCGCGGTCAGTCGAGCACAACAATCCAAAGATCAAGCCACAAGCTCATTCTGATTATGTTATTAAACCTTTCGACGATTACGGTAATGACTTTGATGTTATGATCGAGGCTAAGTTCAAGGAGCAGGCACTGCTGCGTTATCGTGAGATTTTGGCAGAAGAGGTGGCAGCGTGAAATTTTTAACTGATTTCTTGAATAAGAGAAAGCGAAACAAGATTACAAAACAAATATCTAAGCTACAAGAACAAGCGATGATTTACCAGCGGAATGGTAACTTGCGTGGATTGGCTTTTATTATGGAACAGATTACAGAATTGGAGAATCAGATAAATGACTGAGGGTATGAAACGGGTATTGATTATTGACGCGCTGAACATGTACTTTCGCGCATACATTGTAGATCCCAGCCTATCAACCAATGGTCAGCCTATCGGTGGGGTCAAGGGGTTTCTTAAGATTCTTCAAAAGCTGCTACGTGAGACAAAGCCAGATCATGTAGTGATTGCGTGGGACGGCGCTGGCGGCTCACAGAAGCGCAAGTCGGTCAACAAGGGTTACAAGGAAGGTCGCAAGCCAATCCGACTTAACAGAGAGGTGCGCAACCTGTCCGAGAATGAGGAAATTGAAAACAAGGTGTGGCAGCAAACACGGCTGATTGAGTACCTAAATGAAATGCCGATTTCTCAGACGATGCTACCGGCAGTGGAAGCTGATGATGTTATCGCATACGTTTCTAAGCTAGGACATTTTGCAGACTGGCAGAAAGTCATCGTGTCCAGTGACAAGGATTTCTTTCAGCTTTGCGACGACAATACGGTTGTCTTTCGACCAATCCAAAAACAAATCATGAACTCCAAGCGACTGCTTGAAGAGTTCGGTATCCACCCAACTAACATGGCTCTCGCTCGCGCTATCGCTGGCGACAAGTCAGACAACCTGCCGGGAGTTCCCGGTGTTGGCTTGGGCACCATCAAGAAGCGCTTCGGCGATCTTTTTTCTAATGACGATTATTGCACGGTTACAGACCTCGTTGAGCACTGCCAAGATCAGATTGCCAACGAGTCAAAACTTAAAGTATTTCAATCAATTGTGGCAAACGAAGACACAATCAGAGAGAACTATAAGCTGATGCAGTTGTACGCCCCAGCCATCTCCCCACAGGGAAAAAAGCAAGTCCGTTTTGCGGTTGAAGAAGCCGAGATGCTATTTAATAAGACCGCTGTTCAGGGCATGATGATTGATGATGGTTTTGGTGCTGGCGATTGGTCTGACCTGTTCCAAACAATGAGGCGAATTGTGGTTGACAACAAGTAGCGAACGCGGTATAATCTGCATCAGAGGTAAAAATGACAGAGCAGCCAAGTTTCAGTAAATTTGGAAAGAACTTCCAAGAGGGACTGTGCCAGCTTATCCTTGAAGATCGTCCGTTCGCGGATCAGATTCATGAGGTATTGGACACAAACTTCTTGGAGTTGTCTTATCTGCGCACGTTCGTGAAGCAAGTCTTTGCATATCGTGACAAATATAATGTACATCCGTCACGCAAGATCATGATGACGCTTTTGCGGTCGGAACTAGAGGGAGAGACAGACACAGACAAGCAACAGGTGCGCAGTTACTTTGCGCGCATCTGCAATTCTGAGGTCGAGGGTCGTAAATATATTAAAGAAGTGTCGCTTGATTTCTGCCGCAAGCAGAAACTTAAAGAGGCGATGATGGAATCGGTCAAGCTGCTGCAGTCTTCTTCGTTCGACGAGATTAGTGCTGTGATTAATAACGCTCTTAAGCTTGGCAGCGATAACAATTTCGGTCATGATTATGTGAAAGATTTTGAAGCAAGATTCCAGCTTAAAACAAGAAACGCGATCACTACCGGCTGGGATCGCATCGACGATATCTGCAAAGGCGGCATCGGTGCTGGCGAGCTTGGTGTCGTCATCGCACCTACAGGTGCCGGAAAGTCTATGGTTCTTACGCACTTAGGCGCACAGGCTGTCAAGGAAGGCAAGACTGTGGTTCATTACACTCTTGAGTTGGCAGAGTCAGCTATTGGAAACAGGTATGACTCATGCCTTACGGGGGTGCCGCTAGGTGATCTGTTTCAACTAAAAGAATTAGTGTATGAGACTGTCCAAGACATTGAAGGCACACTAATTATTAAAGAGTATCCAACCAAGTCTGCAAGCACGCGAACTCTATCCACTCATTTAGAGAAATTGCGCAAGCGAGACATCACACCGGATATGATTATTGTCGATTATGGGGATCTTTTGCGACCTGTTACTTATCAAAAAGAGAAAAGAAATGAACTGGAATCTATCTATGAAGAGTTGCGGGCAATCGCTCAAGAAAATCAATGTCCACTTTGGACAGCATCGCAAACTAATAGGTCAGGACTGAATGCAGAAGTTATTACAATGGAGTCGATCAGCGAGGCGTTCAATAAGTGCTTTGTGGCAGACTTTATTTTCTCAGTCTCCAGAACAATTGACGACAAAAACAACAACACCGGACGAGTATTCGTTGCCAAAAACAGAAACGGACCCGATGGACTCGTTTACCCGATATTCATGGATCCTGCGTCTGTGAAGATTAAGGTTCTTGAACCAACTGGTGAGACACCCGGTGAAATCATCGAAAACACTGCCAAGAAACAGGCAGAAAATCTAAAAGAAAAATACAAAAACTTTAAGGCTAATAGGAGTAAGCAAACATAATGTACGAGCAAACCGAGAGAGATCCGTCAGTCCGTCGATTTCGACTGTCAGAATCTTTTATTGATAACTATAGAGATCGACAAGTGCCGTGGGGTCCGTTGGGATACGTGACGTTTAAGAGGACGTACGCCCGCCGACTGGAAGAAACAACACCCGGCACATCGGGAACCGAAGAGTGGTTCCAGACATGTCGCCGAGTTATCGAGGGTATGTTTGATATACAGAAGCAGCACGTTGCCCGTTTAGGGCTTGAGTGGAATGATGCAAAGGCACAGCGCACTGCCAAGGATGCGTACGATAGGCTTTTCACCCTCAAGTGGTCGCCACCCGGTCGCGGCTTGTGGATGATGGGAACGAAGTTTGTCCAAGAGCGCACTGGCGCAGGCTTGTTCAACTGCGCTTTCCGCTCTACTAAAGATATTAGTACCAAGGGGGGCTATCTGTTTGCATGGATTATGGATGCGCTGATGGTTGGAATTGGTGTTGGGTTCGACACCAAGGGTGCAGGCACCGCGACAATTCGCCAGCCTAACTTTGTTGATGACGTTTATGTCATTGATGATAGCCGCGAAGGTTGGGTGCGCTCAGTTCGTATTCTGCTTGACGGATACTACTTTGGAAGCGACGTGCCTCAGTTCGACTACAGTGCCATTCGTCCATTGGGTGCCCCCATCAAGGGTTTCGGCGGTACGTCTGCTGGGCATGAGCCTTTGTTGCTGTTACATAATAACCTTAAAGAACTTTATGACGCTCGCATTGGTGAGACTGTAACATCTGTTGATATTGTTGACACTGAGAACCTTATTGGGAAGTGTGTTGTTGCAGGCAACGTCCGACGTTCTGCTGCTCTTGCGCTTGGCGCGCACGACGATAAAGAATATCTGTCGATGAAGAATGATCAGGAAAAGCTTTACTCACATCGCTGGGGATCCAATAACTCGTTTGAGGCTATGGTTGGAATGGATTATACATGGCACGCGGAACAATCACAGAAGAACGGCGAACCCGGCTATATCTGGTTGAACAACGCTCGCACCCGTGGTCGTTTCAAGGATGAGCCTCGCGACGATGATCGTCACGTTATGGGATTCAACCCTTGCGTTGAGCAACAGCTTGAGGATGCAGAGTTGTGCTGCTTGGTCGAGACATACCCAGCAAAGCATGAGAGTTATGATGATTATCTGAAAACATTAAAGATCGCATACTTGTATGGCAAGACAGTTACACTGGTCAACACGCACTGGCCAGAGACAAACGCAATCATGCTCAAGAACCGACGCATCGGACTGTCGCAGTCTGGAGTTGTACAGGCATTCGCCAAGCATGGTCGCCGTGAAGTCTATGACTGGTGCGATAAGGCATATGATCGTGTGCAGGATTTGGATGAGGAATATTCAAACTGGCTTTGTATCCCTCGCTCCGTACGCATGACCAGCATTAAGCCCAGCGGCACAGTGTCATTGCTGAATGGCTCGACTCCCGGCATTCACTTTCCCGAGTCCGAGTACTACATTCGTAGGATTCGTTTCTCAAACACGTCAGATATGCTTGACCATTTGAAGAAAGCAGGGTATAATATGGAACCGGATGCATACTCGCCCAACACTACTGTTGTAGAGTTTCCGGTGCAAGAGCCTTTCTTTGAGAAGAGCAAGAAGGATGTGTCCATGTGGGAGCAGCTTGAGATCGCAGCACAGTACCAGCACTTTTGGGCTGACAACTCTGTGTCTGTAACAGTAACCTTCCAGCCTCACGAAGCCGATGCTCTCAAGAGTGCGCTGGAGATGTACGAGACTCGCCTTAAGGCAGTATCATTCTTAGCATACAAAGAAACAGGATATAAACAGGCTCCCTATGAAGCAATCACAAAAGAAGAATACGAGAAAATGTCAAGCAAAATCACGCCGATTGATCGTATCGATACCGAAGCCGAAGGTGCTGGATCTAAGTTCTGCACCAACGACACCTGCACAATCTAGGAGGAAAGGTGCAACTAACACCAAAGAACCGACACATTCAAGTTGAAGAAGTCAACACCAACCCAGAAGATGAAAAGGGGTTTGTGCTACCCGATAGCTACAAGCCTCCCGCAAAGGAATACGAATGTTATCGCGTGGTATCGCAAGCAGAAGACTGTAGCCAGAATTACCAGACTGGAGATCTTATTGCTGTCGAGCGCCACATGGTAAAGAATCTGGACTTTGATGGATCAAAGTATCTTTTGGTTTTGGAGAATTATGTGTTAGCATCTTTTGCTTAATGAAGGAACATAGGTACCAATGGGATGGAGTCATTGTGGGCTACAGCCTAAGCGCACTGATCTATGCATTCTACACCGGCATGCCTGTAGTTGGCTATCCTTCGTCGGCACCTTGGAACTTTGAGAAGATAAGAGAGATTGACCTGTCAGCATACGGAATGGGCAGCGGCAAGATCAAGCACCAGATTGACCTTTGGGATCATCTTTATATGATTCTATCCATGGGCGGTCAGCTTCCTTTCGCCGACAATGCTGCCTCAATCCGTGTCGATGACAGTTCTCTTGTGGTAACCACAGCTAATCGCTCACGTATTGTGAGGGGAGACTTTAGCACTGCATGGGTATTCGATGATGACAAGATTGAGGGTATGCCCGATATATTAAACCTTTGTGACACGTATCGAGTTGTTGACTGGTTTGACGTGCGTTCTGGAATGCGCCATGGCGAGAGCAAATTAATAGAGCCATCTGAGGATTTTGTGAGAAATATATATTTTTATCCCTCGGAGCGTCTTCACGGCAACCATGCCGACAAGAAAGATTTATGCTCCGAGTCGTTTCTTTCGGAAGACCAGCTTGATGAGTTTGAGTACTCCCCGACATATGCACGCTTCAAAGTTATCAGCAAGATGAAGGAAGTAGGTATCCGTGGAGCCCGCAACGGAAGTGATCCCAATGGCAACCCAAAACATTATGCCATCAAGATAGAGTTTCAGAAGAGGCGTATCCGCAAAACAGATATGCACAAATATGCAGAAACACCAAACATTGTATTTAATAGGATTGAGCCGCACATGTTGCTGAACGAGTGTTTGGCAAACACAAAGCCGTACGGCGATCCGCGCCCCGCTAACCCCTACATTCCTAAAGTTTTATTGACACCATGATTGAAACGGGCAAAGGGAGCAATCTCTCATATCATCTTGCAGGGATTATTCCGGTGGCTGGCATGTCAGCAAACATTAACCTTGGATTGCCAAACTGCATGGCAATGATCGCTGAGAACTACACGGCAATTGAACATGCTGTAGTCCAATGTGCATATGCTGGATGCGAGACAGTCTGGATTGTTTGTAATGATGATGTTGCCCCTATTATTAAACATACCCTAGGCGATTTTGTAGAAGATCCGGTTTATAGAAACCGCACAATGACAAGATTTCCCAGCGAGGAAACACAGCAGATTCCTATTTATTATGTTCCGATTCACCCCAAAGACAGAGACAAAAGAGACTGCTATGGCTGGAGCGTATTGCATGGAGCGCTGACTGCATACCACATCTCTGGTCAGATGAGTAAGTGGGTGATACCAGACAGGTTCTTTGTCGCCTTTCCAACAGGGATTATAAATGCTGAAGTGCTGCGCTCTAGTCGAAAGCACATCTCATCCAACAATAGATTTTATTTAGCACATAACAACAAGACCATACGTGATGGTCTTCCGCTCCCCTTCACCTTTGACGGGGAGGACTTCAAGATGTTTCGTCGCGATGTCAGAGAGAAAGGCACTGGCGGCTGGTATGCCCCGAAGAAAGGGGAGAAGTATCCGAGTAAGAAATTGCCAATAGAAAAAAGATACTCTGCCCGCCATTTTCCGCTTGACATTGTGTTTGGTTCTGCTATAATGGATGAAGCTAATAAAGTCGAAGTCCCGTGGTTCCATGCCATTGAAGACTGGAACAAATACCGCAACTTTTTAGCCTCAGAAGAGGCACAACACATTGAGCGTCCTGATTGCTTATTGCCTGTATCGAAGCTCAATCCTATAGGAACAGACATTCAACAAGGAGAATAAAATGTCCACTAAGAAAACAACCCCCACCACAAAGCTCAAGAATGAGAATGAGGAACTGCGCTCTCGTCTATCATCTATCCAACGTCGTTTGGGTGGTTTGCGCTACCATGTGATCACTGAGAGTGCTAACGGAAACGATCTCGGTCCTACCGATTTCGTTCGTCTTGTCGATAACATCATTGACGAGGCGTAATTATAGATGACAAAGCGAGTTACCTCAAAGATTCCGTTCGTGAATCTGCATGCGCACAGCGTTGCAGGTTCCATTTTCGATGCTATTGGCTATCCCCAAGAGCATATGGATTTTGCATATGATAATGGCTGCACAGCTTTGGCTTTGACAGACCACGGAAATATGAATGGTCTTGCACATCAAGTTCTGCATGCTAAGAAGATGCAAGCTGATGGCAAGGACTTCAAGCCTATCTATGGTGTTGAAGCATATTTCATTCCTTCTATTGAGGAATGGCGAACGGACTACGAGGTAGCACGCGCCAAACTTAAAAACGTTAAGAAGGAGTCCCAATCTGGTACTACGATTGAAGACGAAGACGCGAGCAAGAAAGCAGTGAAGGACGTGCTACGTCGTCGTGCCCACCTTGTGCTTGTCGCGCAGAACCAGACAGGACTTAATAACCTTTTTAAGCTCATCTCCGAAAGCTATCAGCCTGACAATTTCTATCGTTATCCGCGCATGGACTATGCGCTTCTTGAGAAATATTCAGAGGGCATCATCGCCTCTTCTGCATGTCTCGGTGGCGTATATGCTCAAGACTTCTGGCAAAGCTGGGAGACTGATGAGGACGGCAACCGCACATTCGACAAGGAAGCGTGCCTTGACCGTATGCGCACGACGACACGGCGCATGCAGTCTATCTTTGGCGATCGCTGGTACGGCGAGTTGCAGTGGAACAATGTGCCCGAGCAGCATCAACTGAACCAATGTATCGTTGAAATGCATAACGAGTTTGGTCTGGAGCTACTGTCAACGGCAGATAGTCACTACCCGAGCCCAACAGCATGGAAGGATCGCGAGTTGTACAAGCGTCTTGGCTGGCTTGGAAAAGCTAAGCCTGATTATGAGAGCAACGAGCTACCTATTGATGTAGAGGAAATCGGTTATGAACTGTACCCGAAGAACGGTGACCAAATGTGGGAGTCCTATCGGAAGTATTCTTCTGAGGCTGGGGCTGTATATGATGATGATCTGGTTCTTAGTTCAATTAAGAACGGTCACAAAATCGCTCATGAGCGCGTTGAGTCGTTCTTTCCAGACAACACCGTTCGCCTACCGGACTTTGTGGTACCAGCAGGCTCCACCGCAACGGAGGCACTAGTACAATATTCGATGCAAGGTTTGCGAGCACTTGGTTTTGACAAGAATGAAGAGTATCGAGAACGGCTGCGTCGTGAGTTGAAAGTCATCGATAACCGTGGATTCAGCAAATACTTCCTGACCATGAAGGCTATTGCTGACAAGGCTACTGAGAAGATGCTGGCTGGTCCCGGTCGAGGCTCTGCTGCAGGCTCACTAGTGGCATATGCGCTGGGCATTACACAGATTGATCCTATCAAGTACGGTCTGCTGTTCTCCCGCTTCCTGCGTTCCGATGCCACGGACTACCCAGATATTGATTACGATGTGTCTGACCCGATGGTCCTGAAAGAAGAGCTTATCGAGCAGTGGGGTGAAGATACCGTTGCTCCCATTTCCAACTGGAACACTCTGCAACTTAAGTCGCTCATCAAGGATATCTCTAAGTTCTATGGTATCCCGTTCACCGAGGTCAATGCGGTGACGAGCACGATGATGTTTGAGGCTACAGGTCCAGCGAAGCAGCGCCACGGAATCAAGGCTGGCGTCTATACTCCCACTTTTGAAGAGGTGATGGAGTTTAGCGGAACCTTGCAGGCTTTCCTTAACAAGTATCCACATGTGAAGACACACGTTAACGCGCTCTATGGACAGACTCGCTCATGCTCGCGTCATGCTGGCGGTGTTGTGGTCGCTGAGAATCTTGACCAGTACATGCCGCTGATTAACTCAGGCGGTGTTCGACAAACGCCATGGTCCGAGGGTCAGAACGTCCGACACCTTGAGCCGATGGGATTTATTAAGTTTGATATTCTCGGCTTGTCTACGCTGCGAATGATTGAAGGTGCCATCCGTCACATTCTCCAGCGCCATCATGGGGTCGAGGATCCTAGCTTTGAGCAGGTCCGTGAGTTCTATAATAATAACCTTCATCCCGATTCGATTGACTTTGATGACCAAGAGGTATACGAAAATGTTTTTCATGCAGGCAAGTGGGGAGGCGTTTTTCAGTTTACTGAGAACGGAGCGCAACAGTTTTGTGTTCGCGCCAAGCCGACCAGCATCATTGACATTTCTGCTATCACGTCTATCTTTCGTCCCGGTCCACTGAGTGCTGGCGTTGATAAAGATTACGTCGATGCCAAGAACAGCCCACAGTATGTGAAGTACATTCACCCTATCGTGCAAGAGGTAACCGAAGAGACATTTGGCTTCCTCATCTTCCAAGAGCAGATTGCTATCTTGGCTCACAAGCTGGGTAAGGACTTGACGCTCGATGAGGGTAACTTGTTGCGGAAACTACTTACCAAGAAGGGTACAGGCAAGAATGATAAGAAAGCGCTTATTCATAAAAAGTTTGTTGAAGGTTGCCAAGAGAAAGGCATCAAGGTCGCAGACGCTGAGGGACTGTGGGATACTTTTGAGTACTTTTCTGGTTATGGCTTCAATAAGTCACATGCAGTGTCGTACTCGGTCCTCTCGTTCCAGTGCGCGTGGTTGATGAATTACTATCCTGCCGAGTGGCTGGCATCTTTCTTGGACAAGGAGCCAGAGTCTCGCAAGGAAAAGGCAATCAATGTCGCCAAGAACTATGGCTTTGAGATTGCACCGCTTGACATCAACAAGTCTGGCACAGTCTGGGAGATCAGCGAGGACGGCAGAACGCTCATCCAGCCACTCACTTCGGTCAAGGGCTTGGGCGAGGCAGCTATCGCACAGGTGATTGCTAACCGTCCATTTGCTAACGTTGAAGAGTTTTTGTTCAACGAAAACATTACATACTCTAAGTTGAACAAGAAGGCTCTGGATGTGTTGATTCGCTGTCAAGCACTCAACTCTCTGATGGACGACCGGTTCACCGGACTCAAGCACTTCTGGTCATGTGTTGCCGTGGACCGCCCAAAGAACAAGAAGCGGTTCATCGAGAACATCGAGGCATACGCAGACGAGGGTGCATTCACCGAGGAAGAATTGATTCAGTATCAAGTTGACCTTACCGGTGTGTTCCCGTTCGACTTAGTTCTCAGCGAGCGTGTTCGTCAGCGGCTGGAAGAAAAGTTTGTCCCGCCTCTCGGCGAGTTTGATCCAGATCTGCAGGTGGCATGGTTTGTGCCTCGTAAGATTATTCCACGCAAGACAAAGAACGGAAAGACATATTGGATTGTTGAGGCAATCGATTCGTCTAACAAGACAACAAAGATTAAGTGCTGGGGCGTAAGACCCGAGCGAGGCGACAACGTTCAAATCAATCGTCCATACATGGCGAAGCTGGACTATGATCCAAAGTGGGGATTTAGCACGCGCTCGATTCACCACAACTTTAGACTATTGGGGTAAACATGAAACACATTATTAACGCTAGTCCTCTACTGAAAGAATACACGTTGAAGGAAGGCTTTCCTGTAATCATCAGGGTGAGAAACTTTAACGAGGTCGCTGCCAGAGACTTCACTAATCAAATGGCAAAGGCACACAACACTGGTCAGCCTGTCATCCCTATCATTATTGATAGTTATGGCGGCGCTGTGTACAGTCTGATGTCTATGATTTCAGATGTGCGTAGCTCTAAGCTGCCTGTCGCCACCTTCATTCAGGGCAAGGCTATGTCCTGTGGTGCTATCTTCTCGACCTTCGGAACCAAGGGCATGAGATATTGCGACCCGTACGCAACTGTCATGATTCATGATGTATCAAGTGGTGCATGGGGCAAGATTGAAGAGATCAAATCTGATGCGAAGGAAGCCGAGAGGTTACAAAAGAGCGTCTACCACATGATGGCACAGAACTGCGGCAAGAACAAAACATATTTCTTGAAGCACATCCATGACCGTGGGCACGCAGACTGGTACTTGGAGCCCGACGAGGCACTTGAGCATGGCTTGGTTGACCACATTGGTGTCCCTCAGTTTGAGGTAGACATTAACGTTGACATCAAATTTTCAGCGGACTAGTTATAACATGGAAGGTTTTGCTGTAGTATTCGGTTCGTTCTTTGTTCTGTTCTTCGTCTTTCTCTTGGTCGGGTTGGTGATGGCACGGATCCGTATCAGGCGTAGCGAGCGCATGATTGAAGAAATGATGCGCGAATACGAACAGGCATATGCACAGAACCCGGATGATGGCTTCCTGCGTGATAACATCATAGAGCTTCGTGACCATTGGTGGCGAAAGCATGAAAAAGAAAAAAAGTAGTTGACAGCCAACAAGTAAGCTGGTATTATATACACACTAACCACTCTCACTAAGGAGATACAATGAGTGAAGAGAAGAAGCCCACACTTTCTGGGGCAGAAGCACGTCGTCAGCGATATATCGTAGAGTATATCCGCTCTCTTAAAACTATTGAAGACGCTATGGAGCCCTACAAGGATCAGCGCCGCGAGCTTCGGAATGATTACCGACGCCAAGGCTGGCTTACCCGTGAGGAAATGAGCGTTGCTGTTAAGGCATACCGACTCATGAAGGGTGAAGTTGATCTTGACGCTCTTTATGATACCTACAGCGTCCTTTCGACTGCTGCTAACCCTGATGGAGATGAGTAATGATGATCGAGTGGTGCCGTACGCACCTTAACGTTCACCCTCCCTCCCGAGCTAACCCGTCTGATGCGGGGCTGGATATCCATTTCAGCCCCCCTGATCATCAGCCGGTGGTAATTGAGCCCGGTAGTCGCGCTATCTTGCCAACTGGATTGCGGTTCGGTATTCCACACGGATATATGCTGGAGGTCAAGAATCGCTCAGGCATGGCTGCAAAGCGTGGTCTGCTGGTCGGCGCATGCGTCATTGACTCTGGTTATGATGGCGAGGTGTTTATTAACCTTCACAACGTTGGGACTGAGCCACAAACTATCGAGTCGCACTCAAAGATTGCACAAGTAGTTATGGTCCCTGTCGTTCACTTCCGTGCTATGGAGCGCAACGGTGACGACGATCTATATGGCTGGTATCCAATCACAATTAGCGACAGGGGCGATGGAGCCTTGGGGAGCACAGGTGAGTAGATGACCTATCGACATTTATCAAATCAGAGCGGAGATCTCAGCGAAATGGCAGTATCCATGGAGATAGTAAGGCGAGGCTGGCATGTACTAGAGCCAATCAGTCGCGATGCGACGTACGATTTAGTAGCTGATATCAATGGATCGTTTCAGACGATTCAGGTTAAGACAATGAAGGGTAACAGTATTACCAAGGTAGTTGATCGCTCAAGTGAGGTGGTTAGTCAAAATGGAAAACCTAGAAATTCTCTTGACTATGCAGAGCATGGGATTGACTGGCTAGTTGGATACAACAAAGCAGAAGACTCCTGTTATTTTTATAAACTTGAGAATTATTCTAAAATTCCAACAAAGTCTTTTAGTGTGAAGAAAAATCCTCCTGATGATTTCCCCACTAACCACAACCAACCCGCAGGGAGCACAGATGAGTAAAAACAAGAAGTCAACATGGCGACGAATCAGAGAAGCTAAGAACTCAAAGTATTATACCGATGCAGAGAGTCGAATCAGAAGGTTACAGCATTTTGCTCCGACTTCCGACTCTGATATTCGACAAGGAGAGCTTTGGCAGAACTACATTGATCACGATGATGATCTAGAAATCTTGGAAGCGCACGACCTTTCCAACCTTGCCCCTGCGACCCACCCGCTGTACAGATACGCTCAGACTAGAATTCTCGGCACAAACTCTATCGACGGAACTAGCGCTCGACAGTACTTTAAGGAGTTCTACACTCTCGATGTACCACAGGACCGCATTATCCATGCCGCATTGTGGAATGATATGCTTTGGGTATTTTGCGGTAACAAGCGCGTACGCGCTCATGAAATGGGCATTGCAGCGGGAAATAAATCATTGTGCAACTTGGTTGTGATTGATTTGAGCGACTATTCAGAGATTCAATTTAAGCGCCGCATTAAGACGTTGGCAGAGATTGGTAACCGGCAAAGTCACTGGACGCGACCAGAAGAGAGCGGAGACTTAGTTCACCAAGTCCTTACGGAGTGGGAACTTATCTCCGAAGAAGACCCGACATACCTCGCCTACACAGAAGAGCAGAAGCTTGAGTGGGCAAAGCAGGAGATTATTGTTCGCGATAGTAAGTATGGTTTGCCGAAGATGGCTAAGAAGCTGGGTGCTCTCGCTAATGCCTGCTTTGCATCGCATATCGGTCAGGTCATCGTTCACGAACAAGATTGGAGTGGTGCTCCTGCTTTGTACAATAAATATTTTAACGGCACTTGGAACACCGAAAATCAACACGCCCGAATGATTTTTATGCCCAGCGGCAAGCAGTCGGTGCTCCGTCGTATGCGCGAATGGTGGTCGAAACAGCCAGTGGATACAAACGACAACCATCCTCACTACCTTATTTTACGAGCGGGAGCAACGTACGGATCACCCTTGACTTCTCTCAAGTCAGTTACCGATGAGCGAAGTAGCGTAATGAAGGCACTAACCGAGTTCAACCTTAACCAACGCCACAGAAATGCAAAGTACCCACTAGTTCAGCGAGTCATCTGGGTTCATCAGATCGTTGATTTGACTGAGACAGAAGCGTGGGAGTGGGATGTGGCAGAGCAAGCATTTGTACAAGTGGAGGCACGCAATGGATAAAGCAACACAAAAAGTAATGTTCTCCAGCGCAACTGGTGACTGGGCAACGCCACAGGATTTCTTTGACAAGCTAAACTGGCGCTTCGGTCCCTTTGACTTGGACCCATGCGCATCACCGCACAACACAAAGTGCGCCAACTTCTACACAGAAGCAGAGGATGGTCTGTCTAAGGACTGGACGGGACACACCGTATTTGTTAATCCTCCGTACGGTCGTGGTATTGACCAGTGGATCCGTAAGGGGTACGAGTCAGCCGAGGCAGATAACAATACTAAGGTTGTCATGCTGATCCCGGCGAGGACAGATACAAAGTATTGGCACGACTATGTGATGAAGGCAGAGTTCGTATATTTTATCAAGGGTCGTCTTAAGTTTGGTGATAGCGACAACTCCGCACCATTCCCGTCAGCAGTTGTTGTGTTCCGCAAACACCCGTCATGGGCTCAAGGCGCACCACCAGTCATGGGGGCGCTCACTCGATGAATCGCAAGCAACGCCGTGCAGCAGCCAAGATGGAAAGAAAGAGCGGCAACCCAGACCTAGCCGACAAGATGGGCATCTATACAAAACTGCCGGATTCTTGTTTGATGTGCGAGAAAGAGTTTGATAAACGTGATAGGGAAATGCTAGCAACGTGGAATGTTGTAGTGCGGGAACAGCAGAAGACGGTCAGGCTGTACTGCCCAGATTGCTGGGATGCTGCACAGCGCGTTGTTGAGAAGTATGAGAAGGGAGAAATGAAATGAGAACTTTAGTGAGCCTAACATATGATGATGTGTTGCTTGTGCCACAGTACTCAGATATCCGAAGCCGACAGGAAATTGATGTTGGCACAAACCTTGGTGGCAGATGGTCTAGACCTATAAGGCTTCACCTGCCTGTCATTTCGTCGCCAATGGATACAGTTACTGGACCGGCTATGGCGAACGCTATGAACAAGGCTGGCGGCATGGGCATTATCCATCGCTATTGCTCAACCGATGAACAAGCGAGGATGATCAGAAAGGTCAACAGGGGTATCAAGGCAGCAGCTATCGGCGTGACCGGAGATTATCACGACAGAGCAAAGGCGCTGGTTGCGATGGGCACAAAAGTATTGTGTGTGGACGTGGCTCACGGTCATCATGTGCTAATGGAGTCTGCATTAAAGCAGCTTAGAGATACATTTGGTGACACCGTACACATCATGGCGGGCAATGTTGCTACGCTCGATGGCATTAACGCGCTGTCTGACTGGGGTGCCGACTCTGTTCGGTGTAACATCGGAGGCGGTTCTATCTGCTCCACGCGAATCCAGACCGGTCATGGTCATCCCGGCTTACAGACAGTGGTTGACTGTGCCAAGACAGACCGCGACGTTACTATCATTGCTGACGGAGGTATCCGCAACAGTGGTGATATTGTAAAGGCTCTTGCTGCAGGCGCAGACTGTGTAATGGTTGGCTCACTTCTTTCTGGCACGTCCGAGACTCCCGGCGAGATCATTTATATTGATGGCGAGCCCCACAAAACCTACCGTGGCATGGCGTCAGAAGAGGCGCAAAAGGACTGGAGAGGTTCAGCATCATCGCTGGAGGGGATCTCCACTGTTCTCCCATCCAAGGGTACAGTAAAGAATGTGCTGTACAGCTTAGATAAGGGCATTCGCAGTGGCTTCTCCTATACGGGCGCACGGACTTTGATTGAACTACAGACAAAGGCTGTGTTCACACGGCAGACCGCAGCGGGCATGAGAGAGTCAGGCACACACATCTTGGGTATTAAGTAATGTCCGATGAGTTCTACAACAAGCGAGTAGTATTCAGGGAGAATGACCAAGTACACGCCAAGCTACGCATTCGCTTGCATTATGACGGTATCAAGCAGTCTGACTTCTTTCGGGGTTGCATTGAGGCATACCTAAATGATGACGCAGAGTTTGAAGAGTTTATAGAAACATTAAAGTTGAAGAAGAGCAGCCAGAGTAAAGCGAAGCTGGCTAAGTCAAAGAAGTTGAAGAACGAAGGAAAAGAATTGTCTAATAAACTAGCACTCAACTCCAATGAGATTGAGAATATATTTGATATGATTGAGGAAGAACATGAAGGATTGTAGAGGAAAGATTGTATGTTGGAATAGAAAAACAGACCCACCATACTACGGCGTGATTCTAGACACAGAGTTGCGTGAATGCGGAGCACCGCTACCACCATGGCGGTGGTACAAGGTCAAGTGGACATCGCCTGTCCCGCCCGAGTTTACCGAAGAGTGGTTCCGTTGTGACCATGTGAACATTATAGACGGGTACGATATCATTTCTAAGCTGCATCAAGCTATGATGGTAGCAGAGGAAGTAAAGGGTGTCAGATGAGGCGCTGTGCAAGACGGTGCCTTAAAGAAAACGAAGATTGCAAAGAAGAAGAATGTCGATTGTGGATAGATTACACAGAGGACAACAACTGCACACTGATAGCAGTTCGGAAGAACGGAGCCATGACTTTAGAGGAAGTGGCAAAGCGATTAGGATACACGCCAGCGAGGATTCAACAGTTAGAAAAAAGGGCACTCCACAAGATCTCGCTTCGCGCTGCGTATTTGAAAGATTTTTTATTCAGCAGTTGAAGCCGTTTGCTGACGTATAGACTATTTATTATCGAAGCCTTCATAATATTATTTAGGAGATTATAAAGCAATGAGTAAGAAGAAGCTAATTTTAAACGAGGCAGTAACTCGCAGATTCATGCGTCTTGCCGAGATTGAGTCTAAGTTTACGGATGAGTTCCTGACTGAGCTTGACGATGAGATGGACATGGAGATGGGACCACCCGAGGATGAGATGCCCGGTGACGAGGGACCAGAAGAAGAGATGCCGCCAGAAGAGCCAATGGGAGACACCGTTGAGGTTGATGCCGAAGAGCTTGTTTCAGACATTGTTGCAGCACTCCAGAAGCAAGGTGCAGACGTAAGCATGGAAGGTGGCGAAGAAGAAGCCCCCGAGGGAGAAGAGATGGAGCCAGTAGCTGGCGACGAAGAGCTTCCACCCGAAGAGGAAGAAGAGCCACTTATGCAAGAGCTTGCCGATAACGTTACCATTACTTCCGACGAAGATATGGTCAACGAAGTCGCACGCCGCGTTGCCGCTCGCCTTGTCGCTGCAGCTAAAGCCCGCAAGTAGGGTCAAGTTGTACAATATTATTTTTTAACACTGCTGCCCTATAGTGTAAACTATGGGGTAGTGTTGTAATGGAGACAAAATGGAATACGCATCGTTAGGTCTTGCAGGGCTTATCGGGTATATGCTGGGATGGTTTCTAGCAAACATAATGCATCTTGGAAGAACCGGCTTGATGGTAGAAAAGGTCGGGCTCCAAACATTAAAGTTAATGGTCGGAGTCGCTCAAGACATTGAGTTTATCCGCGCCATCAAATATCGTATTGCCGAAGATGAATTCGGAGACTCAGCCACAGCTATTAGGCAGAGGAACGTAGACGATTACGAATATGAAAAGTGGAAGCGCTCAGCGGTGGATACATTCCTGACTGCTTATCCAGTTGTGTTCAGGCGTCAAGTACCTTTCACTGATTGGGACAGCGCCGTTAAGCATTTTGAAAATAACAGAGGAAAGTTGTAATGTTAATGTCACCAAAGAAGACTACAAAAGTAGAAGATGAGAAGGACGACAAGGCGATTGAAGCTGAAGAGTTGTCCGCAGAGCAGTTGGCTGCAGCGCTGGGGCTTGATGTGCCAGAAGAAGAGATGCGCGTCGTTGGTCTTTACGGAGATATTGATGAGCGCAAGTCCCGCGAATGTTTGAGCGGTCTACTGGTTCTGCACCACTCAGGCAAGACTGAGAAGGATGGTAAGGAAACGTGGGAGCCGATGGAAATGATCATCTCAACCTACGGTGGAAGTGCCGATGATATGTTCGCACTCTATGATATTATGCGCCTTATCCAGAAGGACTGTGAGATTCACACGTTTGGTCTTGGTAAGGTTATGTCTGCTGGTGTGCTGTTGTTAGCTGCTGGCACCAAGGGTAAGCGAAAGATTGGTAAGAACTGCCGAGTCATGATCCACTCAGTTATTGGCGGTAACCACGGCGCACTTCACAATCTTGAGAATGAGATGGAAGAGATCAGAAACTCTCAAGAGACTTACATGAACGCTTTGCTTGCAGAAACTAGCTTGACAAAGCGTACACTCAAGAAGCTTTTAGAGAGAAAGGTCAACGTATACCTGTCAGCAACAGAGGCTGTCGAATACGGTATCGCAGACATTATTGTCTGAGATTATTAAACTTGAGGACATGGCGTGGACAAGGTATTTTACAACAAATCCTCTCAAGATTCGCTAGGCTGGGATCCGTCATGGTTCGGCTGCACACATAACGACGACGAGCTTGTCAGTGCAGTTAAGAAGTGGCAGAAGAGAATGGGGCTCACTGCCGATGGCTTGGTCGGTCCTGCCACCTACAGAAGAATTTGGACTGAGCGCGAAGCTGAAATATCTGACCATGTTCCGCACCCATCTCCTTATGAGAAGGCGTCGAAGTATTGCAGTGATCAAAAATATATTGTTCACAATGGCAAGTTCATCAAGATTGGCTGGGACAAGGTAGTCCTGTGGGATGAGGCTTTGGGTCTTGACTGCGACGAGGGCAGCTATTATGATTACGCTGGCAAGCCCGACAGGAAGCCCACGATCTTCGTGAACCACTGGGATGTCTGCTTGTCGGCTGAATCTTGTGCGATGGTACTAGCCCGCCGAGGAATCTCCGTACACTTTTGTATTGACAATGACGGCACAATCTATCAACTGCTAGACACACAGCACGGCGCATGGCATGCTGGCAACGGCAAGGTCAACCACAAATCTATTGGCGTTGAAATCAGCAACGCATACTACCCAAAGTATCAGGACTGGTATGTGAAGAACGGGTTTGGCGAACGCCCCATTCAAGATAGTGCATGGGTTCATGGCAATAAGCTAGATCCGTTCTTGGACTTTTACCCGGTACAGATTGAGGCACTGAAAGCATTATGGAAAGCTGTTCACGATGGCGTTGGTATCCCGTTGGAGACTATCGAACGTGATGGGGCAACCAGTACAAGGGTGGACAATAGAGCAGCCCGTGGCACATTCAAAGGATTTATCAGCCACTACCATCTAACCAGCCGAAAGATTGATTGTGCAGGTTTAGACATTTGTGGGCTATTAGAACAAGTAAAAGAGGAAATTGAGGACTAATTAATATATGGGAAACAAAGAATTAGACGCGCTCATTGAGAGCTATTTCAAATCTGCCGATTCTTTATCGCCAACCAACGACGTACTGAGCTTTGAAATGCTCACCGAGATCATCGAAGAAGTTATCGAAGATTTTCAACCTACGAAGAAGGCGATTAAAGAGGGTAGACTACCGCCTGACCAATGGAAGGAACTATACCGCAAGCTTTTGATGGTTGGTGTTGACTCCGACATGGTTGAGGCAATCAAGCTGCTGGCTGACAGCGGCATGAACAAGGATGATCTTGAGGCTATGCTTAGTCAGCAAGCGATGCAAGACGTACGTGGCATGGAGCAGATGAACGAAGAGCAGAGTGCCGGTCAGAAGTTCGTGTTATCGCTTCCCAAGTATACACCCACCGAGGCGTGGGGTGATCCAAAGCATATGGATCGTGAGCAAGTAAATAATATCTTTAAGGTTGTTCGCGGTGGTGCATCTATTGCTGCGCGTATCCAATATCTTAATGACTTCTTGGACCCTGCGAAGGCAAAGCGCAAGACAAGCCCTCGCGTTATTATCAACACCATGATCATTATCGAAAGCCTTAAGGCAGCGATGAACCACTTTAATGAGTCGTCTGCTGGTTTCGTGTTTGAGGCATTCATGGCGGCACTAACTGGAGGTCATCAAGAAGCCGGTCGCGTCAAGGGCACACTGCCCATCGAAGACTTCGTGGCTTTCAGTCAGTTCGGCGGGCAGAATGTTCCAGTCAGCCTCAAGCTGCTGGGCAAGAGCACGGGCGTCAAGGGAAGTTTTACTAACCTTGTGGACTTTTTGTTCGTTCGCGGCGAGCCTGCTATCAAGTATCTTGTTGCATACAAGACCAAAGAAGAGAGCGGCGGCGTCGGAGCACTAGAGATTTGGGAGTTCGACATTACCAGAGAAAACCTGACTACGTTCTTGGCTGGTGGTTCAAAGAAAACCCGAGCCCTGCTGGGTGACGTGTCTGTTGACGCTCTCAATGCTGCAATCCAATCGGGAGATATGGAGCAGCTTGCTGCCATTATCACGCAGGCTCCCGGCTATACCAAGCGAGGCATGTTGCACAAGCAAGCTAAGCCAGAGCCAGAAGAGCAAGAGCCACTTGATGAATCATTAACCTTTTACCAGCGCGAGAAGATCCTTATGACTGAGGGTCGCGGTGAAGATCCCTCACAATGGGAGGTGTCGTTCGGCATGATTAAGAAGCTGGGAGACAGCATCAACTTGCAGGGTCACGGTAACCTTGACTTTACTGAGCAACGATTCAATGCTATCGCAGAGATTTATGCGAAGACTCTACAGGGTCGCGTTACCAACCTGCTCGACGGTGTTCAGAATCTAACCACAAATATCGGTGAATACTTCTCATCACGCCAGCGCAGCGCAGCCATTACCCACGGTCAGGAAGCTGTGCAGGATGCCGAAGTGGTCAAGAAATCACTCGAAGAAGATATTTCATCCGATCCTGAATAAACAATTTGACAACCCCGTGTAGTTGGGGTATAATAAACCATAATATGAGAGGTGTACATTGCCTAGACAATTCTGTAAAGGTACTGAGTTAAACAAAAAGATTCTGGCAGGCGTCAATCTGCTAGCAGACTATACGGCGGCAACACTTGGACCGCGTGGAAGGAACGTCATTCTTAAAACTGAGAATGGCAATCCTATGATTACTAAAGACGGAGTGACCGTCGCTAATCATGTGGACTTAGAGGATCCATTTGAGAATGTGGGAGCACAGATCATCAAGCAGGTGTCTGCGCAGACGAACACTTCCGCTGGTGATGGCACCACCACCGCAACGGTGCTTGCCCGTGCTATCCTGAACCAGTCGCAAAGGTATCTGGTCGCAGGTATGTCGCCTATCGAGTTGCAGCGAGGTATCAACTTAGCTGTCGATGGGATTGTTACTAACCTGAAAGACATGGCGCAGCCGATTCGCAGCAAGGATGACATCGCTCACATTGCTACCATCTCTGCTAACAACGACCGCACCCTTGGCAACATTGTGGCTACTGCGGTTGACAGCGTTGGCAAGGACGGCTCTGTCACGGTAGAAGAGGCACGTAGCCTTGAGACAAGCTTGGATCTCATTGAAGGTTTCAGGTTCTCTTCGGGCTTCACAGCTACGGCGTTTATCAATGACCAGCGCCGCCGACACGTACGTTATGAAAATCCGCTTATCATGGTGACTGATGCCAAGATTGAGAGAGTGGATGAAATTTTGCCAGTGCTTGAAATTGCAGATCGGAGTACTCGACCGCTTATTATTGTTGCTGACGAGGTTGAGGGTCAAGCACTGGCTGCACTTATTATGAATGCAGTTCGCCGTCAGGAAATGAACTCAGGCATTAAGGTTGCCTCTATCAAAGCACCGCGCTATGGTGAGGACCGTGCCAATATCATGCAGGATCTTGCGTTATCCGTAGGAGCCACATACATTTCGCAGATTGATGCGATGAGCCCTGCCGATGTAACCCTTGAGCATCTTGGTACTTGCAAGACTATCGAGGTTACCAAGGGCTCTACCACTATTGCTGGTGGTGCAGGCGACTATTCTAAGATTGAAGAGAAGATTGAAGATCTCAAGGCAGAGTTGAAAGAGACAGATGACCTGCATGAGTGCGAGAAGATTCAGGAGCGCATCACCCGACTCGCAAGCGGAGTCGCGGTTATTAAAGTTGGTGCTGCTACCGAGATTGAAATGACCGAGAAGCGTCATCGAATTGAAGATGCACTTGAAGCCGTGCGCTCTGCCCAACAAGAAGGGATCGTTCCCGGTGGTGGTGTTGCCCTGATTCGTGCAGCTAGCAATCTTGTGGTTGATGCACCTACCGAAGAGCAGCGCGCAGGCATCGAGATTGTTAAGAATGCGGTCTTTGCCCCGTTGCAACAGATGGCTAACAACGCAGGTGCTAGTGCAGACCTTGTTACTGAGCGTGTGCTTGCAGGTTCTGATGACGAGGGCTGGGATTTCTACACAGGCACTATGTGCAGAATGATTGAGGCAGGTGTTATTGATCCTGTCAAGGTTACGCGCTGCGCTCTGCAGAACGCTGCTTCTGCTGCTGGGACTTTGTTGACTACTAGCCATGCTGTTGTGGGCTAAAACAATATCTAGAAACTACTTAAGGTATGTCCAATGATATTCCAAATGCGAGTGCTATGATGATTGAGCTTAACGCCTCTATCGCAAATCTAGGAGCGAAGCTTGACACCCTTTCGTCGGGGATTACGGATCTTAAGACAGATCTGGAGAGCATGTCAGGCGACATTTCTAAGATCAAAGAAGCTATGTATAATCCTGATAAGGGACTATACGCCAGACATGCGCAGCTTGAGGCTCGCATTCAGCAGTTGGAGTCGTGGAAGGCTAGTAACACAAAGGTTGTTTGGTCTATCGTAAGTTTGACGATAGCATTGGTTATGAATAGTATTTGGGGTATGATTACAACAGCCCCCTAACAGTATCTATTGGAGTATAGATGAGAGTTAACATCACTTATTCAGAAGAGTTGGAGAATATACCCAGCCTGATTACTGAATTCATGAGAGATAGCGGCAAGGCTTTGCTCATCCTGTCAAACCATGTCGGTTCTATTGACGACGGTTCCATCAGGGATGTCCTTAAAGGTGAAGAGATCTTAGAGGTTATTGAGCAGACTCGCCGCAAACTTGCGTCTATTGATCAGAGGTTGGAGGATGCAGGCTCACTGCTTTCTGGCTATAATAACGCAATCCAAGGAAAAGTAAGTGGCACAGAAGAAGCGCCAGACACAAGTGAATAATCCTAAGTTTGTCGTCGGCGACTTAGTTCATATCCCCCAAGATGTAGTGCTGTGGAGCCTTTCAGAACTGGAATTGACACATACGACTACCACTACCGCTCCAACTACTGGCGTGGTGATGGACGAGTTACCAGACACTGTTGTTGTCTTTGTCAACGGTCGCCGCATGCATGCTAACAAAAGACACGTTTATCCCTACAAGGAGGAATTACGATGAAGGGAATTAAGTTGGTGGAGCTTTATGAACAGCCCACTCAGCGTACAAAAAACAAATGGACTTTGAGAGAAGTCGTCGTGAACCCAGACTATGTTGTGTGCCTGCGTCCTGACGCTCGCGCAACAGCGCTTTTGCAGGAGGGTATTTTGCCCGAAGGTTTAGACGCTAGGCAGGAGTTCACTAAAATTCAAATGAGTCGCGGCAACGGCGGCATGGATATTGTAGTTGTGGGCGCTATTGGGCTCATTGAAGATAAGCTAAACATATCTACTCAACAGTTGTTAAAGGGCTGACATGGCAATTATGTACTACCAAGTGTATGGCACCGGTCACGATCCTTACACTATTGTTTCTGTTAAGACACTGGACAAGTCTGGTTATGAGTATGCATTAACCTTTATGGACAAGAGCCCTGAGATGCAGGTGTTTATTGGCAAAAAATATAAGTGGCCAGCCTTGCCTTTAGTTGTAAAGTGTGATATAAATGGAGATGAAGAAGTAATTGGCGGCTTAGCTGAACTTAAAGAACATTTGGGGATTGATGAGAATGAAGGATGCACAGAATGCGAAAAGAAAAGGAAGCGAAGACTCCAACAGAACGGCGATTTATAAAGAGTATATCGACAGAGTTGTCAGCTTCCTAGAGATTGAGTATGATTTGCAAGTAACATTTGAACAAGATGGTGAAACAGCTTTGTTTCATGAGCGACGTGGCATTGTGCCCGGTGATTTTATCGTGGTCAACAATCGCGTCACTCGTCAGCGACAACTATACTTGTTGCTCCATGAGGCTGGACACGTTCTCTTGAGAGAGTGCGAGAGAGATCATAAACGACGCTACCCTGCTGCGGTTATTAATGGCAAACGCGCCACCCGAGCCCACAAGATCGACACCCTGAGAGAAGAGGTGATGGCGTGGGAGAAGGGGCGAGAGATTGCTGCGGATTTTCAAATCCCAATTGACGATAGTGTATGGCACTCCATGGTGACCAGCGCACTTTACAAGTATCTTGAATGGAGTAAGAATGCCTAGTGTTAACTTTTTATATGGTCTTGGGTTCTTTTTTCTTGGGCATGTTTGCGCATGGTTCCAGCTAAATTCTCAGTTTGCGTGGGAGTGGTGGAAAGATAAACCCCTATTGGCAGTTGGTATCTATTCTATCCCTGTTGGGCTCAGCTTTTGGATGGCTACCCGCTATATTTTTGAGGAAACAGGAGAAGCGTGGTCAGCACGATTCATGGGCTTTGCCGCGTCATACTTTGTTTTTCCCGTCCTTACATGGCTCTTGCTTAACGAGAGCATGTTCACAACCAAGACCATGATCTGCATCTTTCTTTCGTGCTGCATCATGGCTGTACAACTATTTTGGAGATAAAATGAACGATTATACGATTATGGAATACAACTTTGAAACTCGCAAATACACCACCATTGGTGTTGAAGAGGGTATTGATGGCAAAGCAGCTAAGAAGGCTTACATCAAGAAGCATGGGTGGGAGCCTCGCGAGGGCATTCATCTTTTTGCAAAGCCCCCAGTGTGCAGGTGAGTGACATGAAAGATAACTTAGTTGTGAAGCCTTGGGGCTACGAAGACAGGTGGGCAATCACCGACAGATATTTGGGAAAGATTCTGCACATCAATGCAGGACACAGACTGTCCCTGCAGTACCATAGAGAAAAGGATGAGACTATCTACGTCTTGAAAGGTTCTTTGTTGTTGGAGTACGGACCACACCATGAGTACACCGATACAGAGACTAGCATCCAAATGGTGCTGGGCGAAGGTGAGAGTCAGCGTATTCGACCCGGTTTGATTCATCGCTATTGTGCCGACAAGGAAGACGTTGTGCTGATTGAGGTGAGCACAGCAGAGATTGACGATGTGGTTCGCTTGCAGGATGATTACAATAGATGAGAACAATATACTTGTTTGATGTTGATGGAACTTTGACGCCTCCGAAACAGAAGGCGGTTGAAATTTTTCGCCTCCAATTTTTCGAGTGGACAAAGGATAAAGAAGTCTACCTTGTCTCAGGCGGCAGCTTCAAGAGACTGACCGAGCAGCTATCTCCAGCGGTGATGGACCGTATCGAGGGCGTGTTTGCGTGCATGGGCAACGTATATTACAGAAGAAAGAAAGGTGAACCTAGAGCATGGTTTCACGAATACGAGCACAAGTTCAGACCTAACAAGGGCTTGATTGCTGACTTGACAAAGGAAGTAGAGAAGTCTGCCTACCCAACCAAGACAGGTGCCCACTATGATAATCGCACTGGGATGATTAACTTTTCTATCGTTGGAACAAAGGCTACTCAGGACCAAAGAAGAGAGTACGCAGCCTATGATGCAGAACACAAAGAGCGCGAGGCTATTGTTGCACGCTTGTCCGAGAAGCATGCTAGCTGTGATTTTGTTATCGGTGGAGCAGTTAGTATTGATATTTTCACCAAGGGTCGCGACAAGTCTCAGGTGATACGAGAACATTTTAAAGATTTACCGCAAGATGCTATAATACATTTTGTAGGGGATAGGACAGAATATCCCGGTAACGACTTTGCAATCGCAGAGGCTGTTCGCAATCGGGGAAACGGTCACGTTCACAGTGTTGAGTCATGGAAAGACACTGCAGAGTTGTTAAAAAGCATTTAAACATGAAACAAACTATTTATTACATGCAAGAATCGAAGAGAGCAGCAGACAAGTGGTTTAGGCTTCTTAAGGAAGAGGATGACCCTACATATATTCACCGCGCCTATGAGGTTGAGGTGGATGTACGCATCAGCAAGACGAAAGGCGGCAATAAGGATCAGACCCTCGATGATATTCGCTCAATTGAGCGTGTTACGACGGTTACTGATCCTGCGCGTGCAGGTCACGTCAGTCGAGCGAGAGCTACTGACCAGTATTGGTTCAACCGATATGTTATTAAGTTTGAGCTTAACTCCGATCTAGCGCCTCGTTACTGGGTTCGTCGCTATTTGACGGCTGATTTAGCCAAGATTAAAGGACTCAGCATTGTTCGCTGGGGAGAGCCAGTGGAGGTGTCATCATGAAAATCGGCACATTGGTTATGATCGGAGACACGCAGCATGTTATTGTTGACAAGTTCTGCGTCGGGTTTCAGATGCTCGACAGCGATTTAAAAAAGGAATATTACTATGAGACTTTTTCATTGGGCACTGGTCACAGCAAAAGACGCAGTGCTATTGCCCGCACGGACTTTGAGTCGGGCTTGGAAGAGGGTAAGATCAGGATCCTCTCTACAGCGTGAGAACCTTGAGCTAAGATATCAGGTAGAGCTATTGAGGATCAACAACAAGAAACTGTCAGAGGCTTTGGCAGCAGTCAAGGATGAGAATGTGTTGCTTTGGCAGCACATGGATGAGATGAAAGAGGCAGAGAGGGCAATCATGAAATCACTTACAGATGAAATCGAAGACAGTTTGCTCCGAAACTTAGCGCCTGTGGGGGATGCATGATGAGTATTCAATTTGACGATGATGGTGAAGTTATCGCTATGGTCACAACTGATGAGTTGGGTGAGATAGACGAGAGCTTGAAACCTAAGCCACCGCCTAAGTTGGCTCCGAGAGGTATTCGTACCTTTACTGTGTGCCGACAGAACGACGAGACTGGCGTTTCAGGAGAGGGTGTCGTGATTGAGGGCGTTGAGTTAGCGTCAGGTCACTGCATCATTCACTGGCTCTATCCACCGCCGAGAGGCGGTATCGCTATCTTTGATAGCTTGGGCGACTTTTTGAAGGTTCATGTAGAACCTCATCCGTCGAACAAAACTATCATTACTTATGATGACGGTGAGCAGAAAACGTACTAATTACTGTAGGAACGCCACATGGATTATAAAACTATTCTAGAGAACTGGCAGAAGTTCGCACAAAGTACAAAGCCGCCGACCATTGCCGAGAGCCGCGAGATTATGAATGAAATCTCTTCGCAGGCTGCTCAGAAGATCTATGACTGGATGGCTGAAACAGAAGGTTTAGCTTACGATTTCGGAGAGATCTTTGGCGACAACATGCGTGTTACTTTCCCGCTGGACAGCGAGGACACCCGCATGCTTAAAGCTATCATGCGAGGCGTCAAGGCTGCAGGCTGGTTGCCGCCGATTAGCGAGGATGCTCGCGACCGATACCGTAGCCTCTATGCTTACGAGAAGAACGTAGAAACCGGGCAACAGGTCAACCCAGATACGGACGAAGACTGGGAGCCAACGAAAGAAGATTGGAAGGCGTGGGAAGCCCGTGTTGATCCTTCGTCCCGTGGCTTTCCCACAAAGAAGGTAAAGCAGAAGCGCCAACGCCTTGCTGCTGATGGTGGTGGCGAATACGAAGTAGAAATTGACGTTGCCGATCTGACTATGGAACGCCGAGTCGAGCAGGTCATTCCGAAAGGACCGCGAGCAGGCGAGAAGATTACTAAGGTTCAGAAACAGGGCATCAATAAGATTATTGGTGGTCTTGAGAAGAAGGGTGAGGTTCCCGAGGGCTCGGCGCAGTGGTGGGCAAAGAACCAAACATTCTACACAAAAGACAGAAACCACACAAAGATTGATGCCCTCTTGACGGATCCTGCTAAGTCAGCGAACATGCACGTTATCTTGTCGCGTCACCCCATTGATGTTCTGCGCATGAGTGACATTAGTAACATTCGCTCATGCCACAGCGAGGGCAGCGAGTATTTCCAATGTGCAGTTGCGGAAGCCAAGGGTCACGGACCTATCGCGTACGCAGTCACAGAGACAGAACTTAATAAACTTCTGACACCTTCTGAGGAAAGAGAAAAGCCGATTGCCAAGCTAGACAGAATGTATGACACGATGGGACAAGCCGAGAGAATTACACAGATTCGTCAGGACTATGATACAGAGAGTCCCGAAGGTGCATTGGTGCTGTTGTGGGTTTGGTCTAGGAGCAGCCACGGCTCAAAGTGGTGGAACGATCTTGATAAGCGTGTTGAGATGGCAGCAAAGCCAGAGAAATTCAAAGAGGTCGCACTGATCTCCAAAGCAAAAGAGTTGAACATCAGCCCTGAGCTATTCAAGCAGTACATTAAAAACTATGAAGATGCACAAGCGGCTGGGCTTCCCGGTTTCAAACCATACGAAGGCATCACATCACAAGAAGAATACGATGCCGCACTAAAGAAGCACAGCGAAGAAGCTACCCGAGCGCCAGACAAGGTAGACATCGGCGAGTTTGACGATGAAGAAATCTTTAGAGATAACGACAGGGGCGTTGAGGGCATCGGTGCTTCTGCTCGCGTTAGGCTCAGAAAGTATGTGGACGAACCCAATTCATTAACCTTTGCTGCTCCCGAGAGCAGACAATACGGCAAGGGGATCCCCGGCTTTATCGCCGCAGTGCGAGAGTTTGTGTGGGATAAGCAGAAAGAGATATTCGCTCAAGAGTTGGGAGACATTGATCCTGAGACTGGCAAGGGCGAAGCAACCACGTATTTCATACCGCAGTCAGACTATCTCACACGCTACGGCGGTAGCTATGGTGACACCCGCGACGGCGAAATCCTCAGTCTGTTCTTTAGACCGGGTAGAAGCCCAGACATGGACGACCCTTACTCGTTTGGCATGGATGTACATCACGACGAAGGAGACGAAGAAGAGGAAGAACAAAACCGGCTTTATGAGGAATATGAAAATGCCGTTGACGACTTGAACGATACAGCTAGTAACCAGTTGGAGAATGCAACCTTCGGTGCATATGTCCAAGAAGCCGATGGTTGGGGCGACCAGCCATATGTCAATGCGGACGGAACATTAACGTTAAGAATCGACTTGGGCTGGAAGGACGGAGCCCCAGAACAAAGCATTCCCGAAAACAGTTGGGGCGACGGGTCGTACGCAAGCCGTGAATTTTCAAACAGCACCCTCGACATAGGCGAATATGCAGAAGAGATTGACTGGGAAATAGATGATGATGGCACTCTGGTTATTGATTATAGATTTCAATGCGAAGACTGCAGCAACCCCGACGATGCTGACTATTTCTTAGACTATATGCTAGAGCTAGACGGCAAGTACGATGAGCTTTATGAGAAGGTGAGGAGAAAGCTGGTCAGTGACGGCTATGCCAAGCAAAACGCATGGGATAACACAACCAGTGAGATCGAGGACTTTGAAGATAGGCTCAAAAACTTTAATGTCATTGGTGACGACGATGACGATCCATCGGGCGAGATTTGGTTTAATCTTGGGCGAGGCACTGGCAACGGCGACCCTGACATGCCTCTAGACATTAAGATCAATAGAGAGAAAATGTATTGGCTCACGAAACACCCGATGAACACCTACAGTACGATTAGCCGGTCGGTTATCAGAAACCAGTTTAGCCAGTTGATGGCTAGCGCAATCAGTGGTAGAAAAGAGCGTCGTGTTGTGTGGGTCGGACCAGACACAAACTCTGCTTTCGCCAAGTTCTTTGCAGACAAGCTAAAGAAGTTGGAATCTGCAGCGAATGGCTATGCAGAGAAGCAGCTTGACTTTCCTTTCGGTGATAAATACGCAAGACCGGAGTACGAGGGCGTTGACTTTGCTAAGGACGTGCAGCTTGGTCTGATATTTGGCGAGTCGGGAGATGACTCGACAGAGCTTCCAATCTTTTTCAGATTCAGAGTTGTGGTGAACAGCAAGGACACGCTTGAAGAGTTGCAAGGTGCATTCCATTTTGTTGAGTTTGTCGATGAACACATTGATATGATTATGCAGGCAGCAAGAGAGGTCACAGAAGAGTTTGTTCTTGAGCCAAACTATGAGATTTCAGAAGAAATGAAGCAGAGTTATATGAGCGGCAATCATGCAATTGAGCTTTCAGCTAACGCTATACAGAGGGCAAACCATTATCAGGAAGAGATTGCTAAGAGTACACAAGCTATTGCCGAATGGTGGACTAACAATGACGGAGCCATTTGGGAAGCCATGAACGTATACGAGAAAGAGGTCTTGGTTGAGAGGTTTCTAACTGGAATGTCAAACGGTCGGCACATTGGCTGGGACAAGCAGAAGCACTTGCCCGAAGGCTGGGAACAGGAGGTCCGACGATGGACAACCGAAGCAGGCGTTGCAGGTGCGATTATCAATAAGATGGATTTTGCACGCCACGCCGACGAAGCAATCACAACGAAATTCTTTGGCTCCAAGGAAGAGATTTTGAAGAAGCGTGTTGATTATGAAGTGGCGCTTGCCGACAGCCGCTGGCGTGCGGCTCATAATGGTGAGCCACCACCCCAAGAAATGCTTGACGCATGGACTAAAGAGATCATCAGACAGCTTGATCCAGAGAATGCAACCCTTCGCGGCACAACAGGTGAGCCTCGACCAGCAGAAAGTATTGATCGCCGCGTTGCGTATCTAAAGAAAAGGTTGACAGAAGCAAAAATCCGTGGTAAGATAAGAAAGATTATTAAAGAAGCGGAGTAAGCTATGAAAAAGCATCTTGATAAATGGAATCATTTTCTTAATGAGTCCAAGCTAAGGGTGTTCGACTTTGATGACACGCTGGCTGTTACCGATGCAGACGTGATTGTAACCAGAGCAGATGGAACACAGTTCAGACTGACGCCAGCCGAGTACGCAGTGTATGAACCTATCCCCGAACAGAACCCTGCTACGGGTGAGTACATTAATGCAAAGGATGAGGTGTTCGACTTTGGCGAGTTCGATGCGCTTATTAACCCTCGCCAGATTCAACAGGTTGCGCGAATCATGCAGAAGGTTGTAGACGCAGAGATACGTGATGGTGCAGGCAGAAAGATTGCAATCCTGACCGCTCGCGCCGACGCTGCAGCTAACGACATCATGGATTTCATACAGGATGTGCTTCACATTGATGCAAACATGTTTGAAATGATTACACTGGGTACTAGCGATCCGTATGCAAAGAAGGCATGGATCGAGGACCAGATTAATAATCTTGGGATGAACGACGTTTTGTTTTTCGATGACTCTCCTAAGAACATTGCAGCGGTTGATGAATTGAAAAGAGAGTATCCCGAGGTCAATGTGATCACACGCCTCGTCAACTATGCGGAGACTATGGACGAAGATAAAGATCCAGAATTGGATCACGGAGAGTTTCAAACTAGAATGAGAAGGCAACACGCAGGTCACAAGAAAGACTTGATCGGAAAAGGCAACAACAAAGAGACTGGCGGCGGCAAGGGGCACACTAAACCCAAGATGAAGCGCAGCAAGTCATCCCCACCCGGTGGTGTATGATGGGAAAGACAGCAAAGAGCACAAGAGGGCAAGAGATTATTATTGTCGAGGTTTATCCCGATGATTTGTCCGGTACTTTGATGCCCGGTGACATTGAAGTGCTCAAAGAAAGATATGGCGACAAGCCATGTTCGTATGAGGTTCAGTACCCGTGGAAGAAGAACAAGCATTTCACTTGGTTTATTGAAGAAGTCTATGAGAAATATGCAGACACGCATAAGATCATTAGACAAAGGCAATAGGGATAAAGAATCATTTGGAAACTACTTAGTGTACATTAGCTAATGGATTATTAAGGATGGGCAGCGGAAAAACAGTAGTGTGTAGTTATTGTCACACGAAAGGGCACAATCGACAGACATGTCCACAATTGCGCGCCGACATTGAGCGCATCAAAGAAGCACACGGTGAGGATCATCCGTTAGTCAAAGAGCATGAGGCTAATAAAGTTTCTATTTCAAAGAGCGCATCGCGACGTGCTAAAATGCCCCGTAGTTGTACATACTGTCACACGTTAGGTCACAACCGTAGAACATGCGTGGTGTTGGCTCATGATAGAGAGGCAGCAGTGATGAAGAATGCTGCATGGCGCAGCCTCTACTATGCAAACATCAAGCTACTTGGTCTTGGTATTGGTGCCATGGTTCGCATGAAGAAGCGTCACGGACTCCATAGACACTATAATCCCGAAAGCGGTGGGTTGTGGATGGTCTTAAGGCACGAATGGGAAAACATGAATCATGTCAATGGTGGGGAGCGGAGTGTTTTAGTCCAACAAATATCTAACGTCGGTCGTCGGGTTTACTTGACAGTCCCGCACACACTAAGTGAGCCATCATTAAAGATTAATGGGTGGGAGGTAGTTTCACCATCATACGATTTCGGCATGCCCGCCGATTGGATTAGTGGAGAAAGCGGCATCGACGCACTGTTTGAGAACAAAGATAAAGATTCGAGGGTAATATAATCTCAGCGCGGAACTTCGCCGGAAAATTTTCCTCTCTCAAATGAATAAATGATACACCTTATACGTCCAACTGGATGACAAAGGAGAAACAATGTCAAAGTATGATTACATGCGGGAGCTTCTAAGGGAGGCATATCCCGCTTACAATAAAGAAATGGTTGAACAAGTTATGAGGCGTATCGAGAAGATTCGTGACACCGAGAGGAAAAAGCAGTCTAGTTAGTATGTGACTTATTGCGCGCAACATAAGCTATACCCCGGCGATTACGTTCGGTGGGTTATATCGTATGCTGTTTACACTGCCGACGATACCGGCAACGCATGGCCACATCAACCTGTTTATTGTTACGGGCTCATTGTCGAAACTGCCAATGATGAATCGCCAACCGTTGTAGTTTACATACCGCGCTCATGCGAGTATCATATTTTAGACACTTCCAAGTATTCATTTGAAGTCCTGTCAAGCGCGGGACCAAAGGAGAGCACATGACAAAACGATTGACAATCGGCGATCTGGTATGGTACAATGTGGGTGGAAGAGGATACGAGACTATGGGTTTAGTTGTAGAAGCTGCGGATTTGTGGCGACCAAGCCAACCTTGGGAGGCATCTGCGCCGAAAAAATACGCGAACTCCGTTCGTATTAAGTGGTTACGCACTGGCTTGAAACCTAAGCCAATTCATATGCCCGTGTATCGCCACATGATAAAGATGACCTACGAAGATATGTGCAGCCTTGGGCGAAAACACAGTGGCTTTGCCGCGTGGGAACGTGACAGCATCTTATCCTCAATGGGTGAGGTGGAAACTGGCGAATGGTATGAGGGTCGCTTCTTTAAGAAGCTGGGTGCCGCAGATAAGAGGCGTAAATAATGCCGCTGGTTAGAGTGGACCTAAAACACTGTTCGGTGCCAGATCATTATTATACTGATCTCGACAAGGTTCGTGGCGTCATCAATGCATGGGCAGAGGGATACTCAGCGCAGCCGCCATACTCGCCATATCCCGAAGCCTACCAGCCTCACCCTGACCATGAGCGCATCCAGAGTCGTTCTGAATCGTTTGTCGCTAATGGCAGTCGCCTGTGGTTACTGTCGAACTGGGTACAGATAGGGCTCAACATCGGCGGCGCTCTTATTATTGTTGACTATAACTATGATTATCTTTGCAAACATTATTTTGACCCAGCATGCCCATCAATGGAGGAAATTGTAAACCACGTTAGACTCGCTAAAGAAACCATCCCCGAAGCCGCAGTGTGGAGCCCGCAAGCGTGGACCATGTTTCCGCTAACTTCTGCTCCCGGTGACCTTCAAGTTCCGTTTTAGAAACTACTTACTTATAGCCAACCATAGGAGAGAGACATGGCTAAATTCGCACTGGGGGAAAAGTCACCAAAGGATGAGGCAGAACGCGCACTTCGCAAGCACGTTGCGGGCATTTGGGACGGACGATTTGACGTTAAGTTTGAGAGCGACGACGGAGGTACACACTTGGTGCTGTGGCTTGAGGTAGAGAACCCGAGTGCTCCCCTCGATGAACCCCTGTTGAATGAGTTGTGGGATTCTAAATGGATGGGTTGGCGATTTATCATCATGAAATGCCCAGAGGACTACATTGATTATGTCCTTAACAGCACGCTTTCAGACGATTATTAAAAAACTTCACTTTTCTTTGAATAAAACTCGACCCCTGTACGTCTAACGTAGTGAGCATCAAAAAGGAGAACTATATGGACACTCAACGTAGTCAAGTCGAAATCGAATATGCCTTTGAAACCTTTGTAAAGAAGGTTCAACAAAAGGTCAATGAGTATTACTCAACTAACTATTCAAACCTTAAGCCCCCTAAGATCACGGTTCATCCGGGTCGCGTGTACTGGAAGGTGGTGCGTGAAGAGGGTGAGGGCTTGGGTATCAACTGTTCTGTGTACGGCTTTGTTCGTAAGTCTGACGGTGCTATCTTCAAGCCTGCAACTTGGAAGGCACCCAACACCAAAGGTCCATCTGCTATTCGCGGTAACGTCTGCGATAGTTCTAACGGCATGAATGCCACTACCAATTATGGTATCCGCTACGCTAGCTAAGGAGAGAACATGACTAGCCAAGTACGTGACATTAAACTTACACCTTTTGAGCAAGCCCATGTAGAGGCTGCAGAGTTCGGTGAGAACTGTGTGCAATCCTCGATGTGGTTCAGTATGGCAGAGAAACTTGCCGCGCTGGAGGGAAAGGATGACCCACAATCGCTTGCAGATCGATTTCTCATTGAGAGTTTCTTGAGCCAATCAGTCAAGCAAATTGACGGCTTGGTTACTGGAGAGGCATGAGCACTCCGATTCGCAAACTTGACCGTGCTTACCGTACAGGCGATCTCATCGAGGTTGTAAACGCTGACGACCGCATGTTCGTTCAGTGTCCTGTCGGTCAAGCGGTTGTACTAAAGGCATCAGATTGGCACTGCGTAAAGCTAACGTCAAATGGTGGAGGCATGCCAGCCGGTGCATCACCATACTACCAGATCCTTAAGGTCTTGTCTAACGGTCGGTCATACTATAACATTCACTCGCATAACGTGAGATTGTTGAGTCCCAATGAAACCAGCTAGACCACATATTAATAACCTTTCGACATCAAAAAAAGTTAAGGTCGGCGACATGGTGTGCTATGATGTGTGGAAGCCTGACGCGCTATGTGAAGAGTCGATGGAGCCGGAACACGGTTTGGTTGTCGAGATCTCTGTTGGTAGCATTGTGAAGGTTCGACCATTGAACGACTGGAATGCAGTCAGGCTGCTCAACGTGGCAGACTGCACAGTCATAAAGGCAGAAAAGTGAGCAAGTTCCAGCCCGGTGATCTGGTAAGGATCAAAGACGGCGTGCATGAGGAAGGAATGGGAGACAAACGCTTTGCGCTGGTGCTGTCCGAGTGGAGTGCTACCGGCACAAACGTTGACCCTAAGAGAAAGTTTACGTCCATTTATAATGTTAAGATGTTGAATGGGCATCATATGAGAATCCATGAAATGTTTTTGGAGAGAATGAATGTTCAAGAAGAAGAATGAAACAGTTGTGTGTGCTGATGGTTTCCGCATGTCAGTACAAGCAAATCAGGGCGCATACTGCGACCCGCGTAACGATACAGGACCGTACACGTCGGCTGAGATTGGGTTCCCGAACCGTGAAGAACCTATGTTGAGGCAGTGGGCAGAAGATCCTACCGATCCGACTGGCACTGTGTACGCATGGGTGCCGCGTGATGTGATCCTTGCGGTCATCGCAAGGCATGGCGGCATGGTCGAAGGTGAGTTACCCGAGGGCATTCCTGATTTGTGGGGTGCGTCATGATCGGCAGCATGGTGGAGTATACTGGCGCGTTTAGTGACTTCCATGGTCGCAGGGGCATCATCACTGAAGTGAATGAAAGCGTAATGTTCAAGAACATGCCGTGCTATAAAGTTGCATGGACGCCGCCTGTCAACTTTGGCGGGCGTTACGTGAGCGAGTCCACATTTATACATCAGGATTTGAAGTTTCTAAGTGAGGTTGCTAATGAGAGTGAGTGAACTAAAAGAAGGTATGATGATCAGACCGAAGCAAGGGTTTTACTTTTCGGTCTGGTCTGCTGCACACTATGTAGGCGACGGAACATATCAGCAATTGGAGTGCCGCAGGGCAAATCATAGACATCGCTTCAGACGCCTATCAAGTGGAAAACTGTTTGATAGTCCGATTATCTACTTGGGCAAGGTTGCAAGACAAGACAAGTTGAGTGCCAGTACCTACGAAGCGAGGCACGAAGCATATGTGACTTTCGCTGGTAAGAAAATGAAGGTCGCGCCGGAAGCATGGCGTAACATGGAGCCCGTAAGTGGATAAGACGATTAAGGTTGGCAGAGTTTATAACTGGCTAGATCAAGGTCCAGCGTTGATTTTGGATGAGTGCGATGTTGAAGCAGTCGCACAAACACCAGAAGAATATCAGAAAGACGGACCCAGCTTTGAAAAGGGCTGGGTAATCAGCTTGCTTCAAACTGGCGAACTGTTGACAGTGCATGAAGAAACATTAAACTTGGGAGAGGAAGAAGATTGAGTTATCACGATTATCCGAGCGACCGTAACTATTGGAGCCACCACAGCGCTCTGTCTGACCGCAAGAAGTGGCAAGATCAGGCTGCTAAGACTGGCATGGGCGGTGAGAATGCATTTGCCACCATTCTGAGCAGCGCGCTGCCAGCGCATTATGAGGTTGTAACCAAGCCGCCAAAGCTGCAGGTCTATTCCGAGGGTCGCGGTATCGTGCTCGACCTAAAGGTAATTAATAAGGTTACCGGTAAGTGCCTTTACATCGAAAAGAAAACTGGCAACAATGGCGGCAACGCTCATGAGCGAGTTTACAAGTATCTGTCCGAGTCGCTAAAACGACGAGTGCGCCGCGACGATCCCACGCTGGTAGAGGAACCGTTCTTTCTTGTGTTCTCAGGACACACGTTCCAAGGGCAAAAGTATCAAGACGAAATAAATCTCTTGCTTGAAGATTCAAACTATGCGATAATGGAACCTGATTTTGCGAACATTGATGACGTTGCTGGCAAGATCATGGAGATTGTATGAAGCCATTGTTTATGTGGGCGGGTGGTAAGACTCGCATGATTAAAAAGTACACCGAGTATCTACCAGACACGTTCGATCATTATGTCGAACCGTTTGTCGGTGCTGGTGCTATGTTCGTTTGGGCATATCAGAAGAATCCTGATGCTGAATTTGTGCTGAATGACTCAAATGAATCTATCATGCGTATCTATTCAGCGGTGCGCGATGACGTTGAAGAGTTCACAGAGCACCTTGATTGCCTGTCGGAACGTTACCTATCGCTTGATAAGCCCGGTCGAAAGGAGTTTTATTATGCTTTGCGTAATGAGCATGCGTATGAGTTCGACAAGTGGGGAGATATTCAGGAGACTGCAACACTGTACTTTCTAATGAAAACAGGATTCAATGGTATCTGGCAGATCAACCAGAACACCAACGGTCGCTTTGGAACACCGTGCGGTCTGTTGAACCAGAAGGACAAGGTTTATGATCGTGACAATGTGATGGAATGGCATGCTGCGCTACAAAGCTGCACACTGCTATCCGGTGACTTTAATGACACACTATCCCATATCCAGCGTGGTTCTTACGTTTTCCTCGACCCTCCGTATCGTGGTTCGTTCACTCAGTATGGCGTTGACTTTGATGATGGGCTGCAGCAACAAGTGATTGATTTCCTCAATGATTCTAAGGAGTTAGGAGCTTATGTTCTTATGTCCAACCGCGATGTGGGTGACAATTTCTTTGAGGATCGGACAGGTAGCAATCATTTAGTAAAGTTTGATACCACGTACACAGCCGGTCGCAGGAAGAAGCATGATGATGGGACATTCACTGCAAAGAAAGCAGTCGAGATTTTGATGATAGGAGAGCCAGAATGAAAGTGGGTGACTTGGTAAGGTGGAAAGCTATGGTGGGTCGGCAACGTCCCGATACCGTGGGCTTGGTCAAGCGGGTATTTCAGCACAAGCTGTGGAATACCTCTGAGAGAGGCAAGAAGATTGATTGGTCAAAGGCACCGAAGGAATCCTTTGCGGAGGTGCTGCTCGATGGGCAGATCCTCAGATTGCCCATAAGAGATTTGGAAGTGATCCATGCAGACGCTTGATTTGCATGGCGTAAAGCATGAGGATGTGGAGTCGCAAGTACTTGATTTTGCTTGGAAAAATGAAACTCCTTTCAAGATTATCACTGGCAACTCGCGACGAATGAAAGATTTGGTCAGGCAAGTGCTGACCCGCTATGAGCTTGCGGCTTATGAAGAGTCCGACTATAACCTTGGCGCACTGATCGTTGTGGAGCCTCCGAAAAAATATCAACTTTTTTGAACTTTCTTTGAATAAATCTGAAAGTTGTACGTCTAACTAATGTCACCAACTGATAGAGAGGACATATATGAAAGTCGGAAAAGCAATCAAGAAGATCGAGAAGTACCTTGGCGTTAAGGTCCAGTATGACGGATGCCGATACTGGTTCCAGTATGAGAATGAAGTAGGTTCGTTCCTTGCGAATGGTCATCGCGGCGGCATGGATGCCGATGCTATGGAAGCTGATGCTTGCAACTGGCACCGTCGTCGGGTCGGTGACGAAAGCTGTATGTATACTGACTATCACGCAGGATCATTCCGCGACAACCTGACACAACTGCTTCACTCGATGAAGCCGCCACCCTGCAAGTTCAAGGCTGGTCAGCTTGTGCGCGGCAAGCAGAGCAAGCGCGCTCAGCGTTGGGGCTTTGCTGGCTTGACTGGCATGGTTACTAAAGAGGCTAGTGATAGCGTCTGCATCGACTGGATCGGCATTGACCGTAGCGACTCATACATTGCCACCCGTGATCTGGAGTTGGTATCGTGAGGGAATGCATTCACTGTGAAATTATGTTCGACCCTAACTCGACTGCCAAGAAGCAGGCAGGCGGCAAGATCAATGAGTGTCCTGACTGTGTTGAAGAGTTGGGTACCGAAACTGCTGTCAAGTATCTCGGTCTGCAGGCAGGCGACGGTAAAGCCGCTGGAATCTCCATTGTCGCCTTTGAGAGCGACGAGGACAGGGACGCATACTCCAAGGCTTGGAAAGCCGTCACAGGCTTCCACAAGGGCAAATCCTGCCATCTTTCAGGTTCTAACACAACTATCGGCAATCGTCCGATGCGTCACGTTGCGTACAATGCAGGCAACGCCAACCACAAGGGGAAAGCATGAGTCCAGTAGAGGTCAGTATACCGCCCGCATTGTTCACTAGTCATACCGGCATCCGATATGGGATCGCTGGCTCTGTGTGGGTCGAGGTTCCTGCTGGTACTACTCTCGATGAGTTATCCGAGTACATGGTTTATAAACCTCGCGAACGCCAGTCAGCAGCCGGTGAGCAGGCTTGGCAAGTCAATGGTAGCAAAGGCAATACCTATACTGTCAAGCTGTCCGATGGTTTGTATTCATGCACATGCACTGGCTATGGTTTTCGTCGTAAGTGTCGGCATATCGAAGAGATAAAGGAAGGTGTTCAGTGAGGGACGATGAAATTGGACCGTTGTTAATAACCATTGTTATAGTTGTGGGTGTGTTCCTGTTTTCGTTTGCGATGACTTGGTTTCTGTCATGAAAGTAGGTGATTTAGTAAACTTTGTGTCTGGTTTCTTCGGAGGCAAAGAGAGATATGCCAACCCCGGCATTATCATGGAGGATCTTGGTCCGAGTGTCGGTGTTAAGAATCGACGATTCCGAGTGTTGTGGGCGGATCTAAAGACGACAACGGAACACAGCGGATACCTAAAGGTGATCAGTGCATCCGGGTAGCTTAGTAAGATTAACCTTTGGAGGCAGACCGAATCATGTAGGTGACAGCCTGTTCGGTGCCTTGGCTTTGGTTCGCGATCATTATCTTGTGTATGGCTTGGAGGCGATTTCCGTAGTCGTTACCACTGGTCCACGGTATGGTGACATCTTCTCAGTCGCTTGTAACGATGTAGAATTCTTGTCTGGACCTAAAGAAAGTTGATCTTTTTTTAATTTTCTTTGAATAAACCCTGAACGTCATACGTCTAATAGATGTACCAACGAAAAGAGAGAGGTGTACGTGGGTTATCGTTCGGAAGTTGTCTTGGTTGTCGGCAAAGAGGCGTTGCCGTTGTTTCTCAATGCGCTCGCTACTTGTGAAATGGCGCGCAAATTGTGCTATTCGGAAGCTGACAAGCGCATCGACAACTACGATGACGGCGCTGTCCTCTTTCATTGGGATCACATCAAGTGGTACGATACTTTCAAAGAGGTTGCAGCCCTTGAGGAATTCATGAACGATTGCGATGCTGAGGACATGGAAGATCATTATCGGTTCGTTCGCACTGGCGAAGAACTGGATGACAACGAGGTTCGGGGCTGGGGCTTTGACCATATTTACGTCACTCGTTCGGTGGAGTATTGATCATGAAAGTCGGTGATTTGGTTCGATCAGCAAGAAACCCGCGCGCAATGGCTGTTGTGCTTGGCTTCAAAGAAGTATACGAGGGCTGTGGCAACAAGTACCCGATCATTCGCTGGATGGATACTCTGGAGCTTGATTCTGGTCATCATTCACAATTGAGAGTTATCAGTGAAAGTCGGTGATGTAGTAAGAAACAAGAACGCACACCCATCGTTCAATAACTCTCGCGGTGTGTTCCTTGGTATGCGTACCTTTGACAAAGACACAAACCCGTATACTTGTGCGATGGTCGCATGGTTCGGTGGTCGGGTAAGCCCGATTCAAACAAACTTGATAGAGGTGGTTGATAATGTTGAGTGATTGGCAGATTGCATTGTTGGATAGTGGGCTGTGGCTTGTGCCACTGCTTTGTGTTGTTGCGTTGGCTGTTTTCCCGTGGAAGCACTGGAATGGACTACTTATTAAACATGAGCAACGAGCCTATCAGCGTCGGGGATCTCGTCCTGTGGACACCGACCGATCCACCCGTTCTCGGTATCGTGGTCGGCTTCTTTAACCATGGGTATGCAGGCATAGACGTGCTGTGGTTCGGCGCGCTGGGTCAGAATGTGGTTTCGCCCGCTCGCCGACAAGATATTAAAGTGATTTCAAGCGTTAAAAAAAGTTGATCTTTTTTCGCTTTTCTTTGAATAAACCCATGCGCTCATACGTCTAATAAATGAGCAACAAAGAGAGAGGTTCATATGCTTGAAGCAATTCCATTCCTGATTCCTATGTCGATTAGTATCGTTTCGTTTCTTCTGCTGATGGTGTCTGCATGATTATCACCATGATTGAGACTCTGATCGTTATGTCGATGCCGTTCCTGTTTATCGGTGCTGCACTTGAGACTGCTGGCGAGGTGGCTGATGCAAGTCGGTAATTTAGTAAAGATCACACGCGCATCCATCGGCGTGCCAGTTGGCGCGGTGGGTCTGATTATTAAAGTCGGTAAACCTCGCGGTGACTATGTGATGCAAGGGCACGTAACCTCAGAGGGTATGCCGATGTATCCACCTGAGATTTTCACGGTTCAATTCCTCGGCATCCATCGGGGCGAATGGCAACGAAGATATTTACCAAGAGATATGGAGGTCATAAGTGGCTGATTTTATTAAAGTAACGTGGAACCAGAAAGCGTGCAGCCGCACGAAGAACCGCATCCGTGAGCATGGACCGTTGTTCAAGGTAGCCATGGCAAAGAACTCAGTATGGTGCATGGACGGACGTGCCGCGCTTCTGCTGGTATCGCAAACGCGCCACTCCAGCAATGGCAAGGGCGGACGTGAACACTGGACTGGCTGGTTGCCCCTCGATGAAATCGAGGTTGAACCTGCCTTTTCGGGAGAGCTTGCAGGTCGGACATTTTCTGTCCGGTAAGATTATTAAAGTGTGGTATGATCGAAGAGTCAGTGGGGGAGAGGTTCAAAAAAAAGATCAAAAAAGATCACTTTTCTTTGAATAAACCACTCCCCTCATTCGTCTAATACATGTACCAACAAAGAGAGAGGTAAATCATGGGTAATTACAACGGTAGAGTTCGCTGCAGCTATTGCTTTGAGTACGGTCACAATAAGCGTACGTGTCCTGAGCGTCTAGCACGCATTCAACGGAATCTTGAGAAAGAAAAAGAAGGCGAAGGACGTTACACCGAATACTATGCACGCCAGATCGCGAAGATGACGGGTGTGAACCCTGAGACTGGCGAAAAGAGCGGTCGTCGCGATGAGAGTCGCGGGCGCGTGTGCTCTTACTGCAAGGATCACGGTCACAATCGACGTACTTGCCCGGTCCTCAAGAAAGACATAGAGCGTTATGCGGTCATGACCCGCGAGACTCGCCAAGAGGTTCGCGATTGGGCGCTGACAGACGGCATCGGCATCGGTGCCATGGTCAAGTACAAGGAGTATGGCTATTCCACTCAATCCACTCTGATGATGGTCGAGGCTCTTGATCTACAGTCTACGCACAAGCGCCAGCCTAACTATAAGGTGACGTTGCGCCCCATCAGCGGCGTTGGTCGCAAGCACAGTGTTGCAATCAACAGTCCTGCTCATCGCGAGGCGCAAACGAGCACCTACGCTATGACTATCGAGGTCGTTGGCAAGCTGACGCCAGAGCAAATGGCAGCACAGATTGACGAAGAGTGGGTCGAACAGTGTCCAGACTGGAAGAACCCGCCCGATTCGCTTGTCGCCAACGCCTTTGAGAAGGGCGAGAGCCGCAGTCACTTCTGGCTCGACTATGACCTGTAGGTCCATTGTCGGCTTTGAACCTAGTTATTTAAGAAATCTGAAAAAAGATCAAAAAAGATCGATTTTCTTTGAATAAAAGACCCTGCTAGTACGTCTAATAGATGTACCAAACAGAGAGAGAGAACTATGTCCTTCAACCTTAACATGCACACTGCGCGACTCCTGATGGATGAGCCATTCTTTGCCGCCCTTTCACGTCGCATCGACAAGCGAGCTACGACCGCTATCCCGACTGCTGGCGTCAAGGTGGACAAGGATCGCGGTACGTTCGTTATGCTTTATAATCCTGAGTTCTTTGAGGGTCTGACCGACAAGCAGAAATTGGGTGTTCTCAAACACGAATTTTACCACCTTGTCTTTGAGCATGTGACTGGTCGCCTTCCCGAAGCTGGTATGTCTAAGCTGTGGAACGTCGCGACTGACCTCGCTATCAACTCCCACCTTCAGGGCGAGTTGCCCGACATGTGCTGTCTGCCCGGTGAGGGTCCATTTGAGGATATGCCCCTTGGCAAGTCTGCTGAGTGGTACTTCAACAAGTTGAAGGATGAGCAGAACAAGGACGAAGGCGAAGGCGAAGAGGGCGAAGGTAACGGCGAGTCCGGCGACGGTGACGGTTCTTCTGGTGGTCGCGACTTCGGCGATAGCTTTGACGATCACTCTGGATGGGAAGAGGGTCAAGGCGACAACACCATGAATGAGATCGCCAAAGAGCGTCTTAAAGAGGCAGTCAAGAAAGCAGCCGAGGAAGCCGCACGCGCTAACTCATGGGGCTCCGTTAGTCGCCAGACCCGTCAGGAGATCATGGAGCGCATCACGCCAAAGGTCGATTGGAAGAAGGTGCTGCGCTACTTTGTAAAGACCACTCAGCGGTCTAACCGGTCCTCGACCGTCAAGCGCCTGAACAAGCGTTACCGCTACATCCATCCGGGTAAGAAGGTCAACCGTGTTGCCCGCATCGGCATCTACATCGACCAGTCTGGCTCCGTGTCCGATTCGATGCTTGCCGCCTTCTACTCTGAGTTGGACAAGCTGGCTGCACTTGCCGAGTTTACTGTCGTGCCGTTCGATGATGAGGTAATCGCCGACAAGGTTTACACTTGGAAGAAGGGCGAGCGTCGTAAGTGGGAGCGCGTTGCATGCGGAGGTACTAACTTCGACCCGCCGACTGACCACTGCAACGCCAACGGTTTCGACGGCATGATCGTCCTTACGGACCTGATGGCTCCAAAGCCTAAGAACTGCAACGCTCAGCGTATGTGGATGACTACCACGTACTACGCTCAGCGCCCATACTTTCAAACCAACGAACGCATCATCGCCATCGATGAATAGGAGATTATTAAACATGAAGCGTCAATCCCGTGCCGATCTGCTGGCAATCATTAAAGACCTTTGCGAACTAGCTGCCGGTCCAGCTTGCCCCGACCACGGCACCATCGAGGATGCAAGGAAGATCCTTGCTTTTGAAGAAGAACAGCAAACGCGCAACGAGCGCATGATGAAGGGCACATCAACTGCCACTATATCAGAAACCCTATGTGGGAATGATCCAGTTAATTGGTAGGTTTTCGGCGAGTCCACCCAAACCGGACATATTTTGTCCACATTTATTTTCTACTTCCTGTATAATCATAGAGTAAGTCAAAGGAACACATCATGTTTTCAGTCTCCGACCTTCGTAGCCTTCGCCTCACCCTCGATGAGTGGTCAACCCTTGAAGCGGTTGCCTCACGCGACTTTGACTGGTCGCTGCTCGGAGGACCAATGCGTAACGACATTGATACGCTTGTGCTCGCTGGGCTTCTGGAGCGCCAACGGTGCATGACTGAGGGCGGCTGGATTGACCGCTGGTTCATCACTGAAGCCGGTCGCGCTGCATGCACGATGATTGACAAGATCTTCAATTGGGATGAATTCGCCTATGTCTGCGACTGGGGCGACGACAAGACCGAACCATTCGCTGACGTTATTAACCTTCAGATTCCGATGTTTATTTGAAAAAAAGATCAACTTTTTTCGATTTTCTTTGAATAAAACACCCTCCTTTTACGTCTAACTAATGTAGTTAGTTAGAGAGATTCAACTACCGGGCATTCCGCCCTTCAACCCTTCAACCATTGAGAGAGAGAATAAAATGGCTGTAGACTTCAAGACCTTTTCCGCTGTTATCCCCCACGTTGCCCGCGTTCGCAAGCCTGTGCTTCTGCGCGGTCGTCACGGCGTTGGCAAGTCGCAGGTTGTGTACCAGTACGCTGCTGCTGCTGGTCTGCCTGTGGTGGAGCGCCGCGCTTCACAAATGACCGAGGGTGATCTTCTCGGTATGCCAGCCCCAGAACTGATCGAGGTCAACGGTGTTGGCGCTTCTCAGTTCCGTCCGTTTAGCTGGCTTATTCAAGCCTGCACTGAGCCTTGTGTCCTGTTCTTGGACGAGGTTGACCGCGCGACTATGGAGGTCCGTCAAGGTATCTTTGAGCTTACCGATAGCCGCAAGATTGCAGGCTGGACCCTTCACCCTGAGACTCTGATCTTCGCTGCCGTCAACGGTGGTGAGCATGGCGCTCAGTACCAAGTCGGCGAAATGGACCCGGCAGAGCTTGACCGTTGGACCGTGTTCGACGTTGAGCCTACCTGTGAGGACTGGCTGACTTGGGCAAAGGACAACGTTGATGGTCTTGTTTGGGACTTCATCAACACTAACCGTAACCACCTTGAGCACTCCGGTGAGTTTGAGCCTAACAAGGTTTACCCTTCTCGCCGCTCTTGGGATCGCCTCAACGAGTGCTTGACCGCTGCTAACCTGTTGGAAGCAGAGACAGTCAAGGCTGATGCTGGCACAATCTTTAACCTTGCGACCGCGTTCGTCGGGTTTGAGGCTGCCGTTGCGCTTCAAGACTTCATCAAGACCTACGAGGCTCAGGTGACTGTCGAGAACATTCTTGATGACGGTCAGATCGACCGCACTAAGGATTGGGGTATCAATGACCACTCCGCTCTCGTGGAGAAAATGGAGGCTAAGGAGGTTTTCAAGGCTGCACTGTCTGAGGATCAGATCCAAAACCTTGCGGACTACTTTGTGTCTCTGCCTTCCGAGGTAGCCATGAAGCTGTGGACCGTTGCCGGTGCAGAGGGCAACGAGGTCGAGAACTGCATCAAGCTGCACCAGACGACTGCGACGGACGGTACACTCGTCACGTCATTCATCGTCGAGGTTCTTTCCGGTGGACAGGCTTCCTAAGCCTGCCACTGGCAACCTGTTGAAATCATTAAGGAAATCACACCATGTCAAACGTAGATACATTCGTGCAAGAAATTACTAACCTTCTATCTTCGGGCGAAGAGACAAAGGCGATGGCGATTTGGGATCAGATCGCGTGCGAAGAGGACGTGCCGACAGTCGTAGAGGTTCACCGCAAGCTGGCAGACGTTGGAGTTATTCAGCGTCTAACCCGCACTATGGCAGAGCGACGGCTAACAGAGGTTCAGCGTCACGATCTGTGGGCTAATCCCGACGATCAATAAACTTTCTGAGGCTCCGGCTGGCGTGCTGCTGGTCTTTCTCTCTCTCTCACGATCCTCGCGCCAGTCGTTGAGCCTTCCACTTTTCTAAACTTTTCTCACCTTTCATTGAATAAAGCCGGTCCCAAATACGTCTAACTCATGTAGTGAGTTAGAGCCGAGAGGCAAGGAGATAACTACATGGCACGCACCAACTGGAAAATCGAGTTCGCCGCCCTTCTCGCCAACAAGCGCCTTGTTGGTCGCGACCGTAATTTTATTGAGAGCCTGCACCGTCACTGGAGCGGCGGCAAGGCTATGACCAGTGGGCGAAAGCACCACTTCTTCCTTGTTAAAGAGCGAATCGCGCAGCTTGATGCCTCTGGTGCGACTGGTGATGCCACCATCGAGGCTCGCTGTGCCGCTCTTATCGAGCGCACACCGGCTAACTCTTGGGATCGCGGATTCGTGGAGAGCGTTCAAGGTCAGAACGCCAACGGTCACCGGTTGTCACCGCGTCAGCTTGAGATCCTTACCAAGATCGAGGGGCGTTATAGTGATTCAGCACTTGCGGCGGCTCGCTCCTTCG